GACTGTCTCTCAAAGGCAGACTGTCTCTCAAAGGCAGACTGTCTCTCAAAGGCAGACTGTCTCTCAAAGGCAGACTGTCTCTCAAAGGCAGACTGTCTCTCAAAGGCAGACTGTCTCTCAAAGTTGTTATCATCTCCTTAATTTCTTCATTAACTTCGTTCATTTTATATAAAACTTTCATCTGTCCAATGGGGTTCTTTTTTGATGCCGCCGCCCTCGCTTCCGCCGCCCTCGCCCTCTTCTCCGCCGCCCGCGCGGCGGCTTCCGCATTGTCCAGGGCCGTGTTGCCAAACTTGTCCGTCTTACGCACCTGATTCCGCCGCCATGCTTCCTCTCCGTCCGCATCTTTTGCCTTCTCCAACGCATTCTTTATCAGTGTCTTTTTGAGTTCCGGGTGCAACTCGTCTGCATTGAAATCAGCAACCCTAACATTCCTTAGATACTGCGCATAAGCTGCCTGATCATCTGCCTCTAAGGAAAGGCGCGCATTCTCTGCTGCCTGCTGTTTTGCCACCGAACGGAGATATTTTGCCTCTTCCATTATCAAATTTACCATCTCCTCTGTATTTGCTGCACGAAGCCTGGCAGCCTTGTTTGCCTCTTCCCGTGCCTCCTCCGCCGCCTCACGTAGCGGTCCCACCTTCGCCTCCAAGGCGCTCGTAAGCATATCGGCTTGCTCTATCTCGTACGTCGTGGGCGACTCTTTATTCAAGCTTTTCCGTTCGCTTTTTGATTTTGCAACAGCATTTTCTGCCTGACGTAACGCAATATTTGCTTCTTCAGACACTTCTTCAGCCACCGCAGCAAAAGCAATTTCCTCAGTTAGTTCCTTTCCTGACCGCAGGTAATTTCCCAAAGCCTTTTCCACTAATTCATTATATGAGTCTACCATTTCTTTTATTTCTGTATGGCGTTCTATCATACGACTATCACTTGGGTTAATAGTATCTATTAATTTATTCAAGTTATCTATATTTAAATTTAATTCATCTAATGTTGCTATATCATCTAATGCTGCCATATTTAGTTATTATATAATAACTAAATATAATAACTAAATATTATAAATAAAATAAATATTTAACGTTTAGTTCTATATTTACGCGTTCTTTTACCTCTTTTTTTCTTACGTCTTGTAGAACGTTTTTTATTTGTTCGTCTACGGCCACCGCCGCGGGCACCTGAGTCTTTAAATATTTCTTCGTCTTCTAATATTTGTTCAAGATTTTTTTCAACATCGGCCATTTCATATGTAAGGTTTTCCTTCTTCTCTTTTATGTCGTCTATCATTGTTAAAATCTCTCTATTAACCTCGTTCATGTCATCTGTAAGTACCATATCATAATAGGGTTTTGCGCGCTCTTTGCGCTCTTTAAATGCTTCCCTCCATCTGGCAAGTTCCTCTGGCGAAATTGCGCACGACCCCAACTTCGCCTTTTCCAGCATGTTATAGGCAAATATCAAGTCATGCATATTCCCTTGTAAAAGGGGATTTATATTTTTTTCATATTCCGTCACCTTTTCTTTTATGCGAGTAATTTTTTGTTCTTCATCTTGAGGGAGCCGTGAGTTTTTTTCCAAATCTTTTAATAGAGATAGATTACTCAGTAAAGTTTTAACAGTTGCCATACTTAGGTATTATATTATAACAAAATATTATAAATAAAATATTATAAATAAAATATTATAAATAAAATATTATAAATAAAATATTATAAATAAAATATTATAAATAATAAAATAAATAAAATATTATAAATAAAATATTATAAATAAATTAAATAAATTAAATATTATTTGTTAATAAAAATTGAATAAAAACTTATTAATAAATAATATTAATAGTATTAATAACATGAATGAAATCACTAAAACAAAAAAAATTAAGAAATCTAAAAATAATTCTGAATTATGGAAACAATTTGATAAAGAAATTAATATTTCTAAGGAACCGATTGAGTGTATTTATAGACAAAATGGAGAGAGAGAACTATGTGAATGTTGTGAAAGTATTCTTATTATAACAGATGAAGGATATCCGGCATGTCAAAATACACAATGTGGGATTATATATAAAGACATATTAGACCAATCGCCTGAATGGAGATATTATGGCGCCGATGATAATAGTAGTGCTGATCCAACGCGCTGTGGTATGCCAACAAATCCGTTATTAAAAGAATCTTCTTATGGGTGTAAAGTGTTATGTCCTTCTTCATGTAGTTATGAAATGAAAAAAATTAGAAGATTTACAGATTGGCAATCTATGCCATATAAAGAAAAGGCTCTTTATGAAGAGTTTCAAAAAATCACTATTTTGGCGCAAAATGCTGGATTGCCAAAATTAATAATTGATGAAGCAATGAACGTACATAAAAAAATATCTGAAGCAAAAACATTTAGAGGATGTAATAGAGATGGAATTATTGCAGCAACAATTTATATTTCTTGTAGAATTAATAATTTTCCACGTTCAGCCAAAGAAATTGCAACAATATTTATATTAGATCATACTAGTGCCACAAAAGGTTGTAAAAATGCTACAGCAATTCTTAATGAATTAGAACATGGCTTATCAAATAAAGATAGAACATTATTTAGTAAAACAACTCCATCTTCATTTATTGAAAGATATTGTAGTAAATTAGGAATGGATGGCGAGCTTACTAATATTTGTAAGTTTATAGCATTACTGATTGAAAAACGGGATTTAATTCCAGAAAATACGCCACATTCAATTGCTGCTGGAATTATATATTATATTTCACAATTATTAAATTTAAATTTATGTAAAAAAAAAATTAGCAAAATTAGTGAAATAAGTGAAGTAACTATTAATAAATGTTATAAAAAATTAGAATCATTAAATATAGAGTTTATACCTAAAAAAATTATAGAAAGTATTACTAATAAATATAATTCTTAAAAAAAAAATATTACTAAATGATAATATTTAATAATGAGTGAAACTATACCAAAAATAATTTTTATAATTCCATATAGAAATCGCGAACCTCAACTTAATCATTTTAAATATTACATGAAGTACATATTAGAAGATTTACCAAATATTTATGAAATTTTTTTTATTCATCAATGCGACACAAAACCTTTCAATCGTGGAGCAATGAAAAATATAGGATTTATAACAATGAAAAATAAATATCCAAATCATTATAAAAGTATATCTTTCGTTTTTAATGACATTGATACACTTCCAGCATTTAAAAATATGTTAAACTATGAAACTACAATTGGAGTAATTAAGCATTTTTATGGTTTTGAATTTGCATTAGGTGGTATAATATCGGTTACTGGCTATGATTTTGAAAAAATGAATGGATTTCCAAATTATTGGGGATGGGGATTAGAAGATAACGACCTTCAATCACGAGCCAACAAATATAAACTTAAAATAGATAGAAGTAATTTTTATGATTTTAACAATCCAAACATAATTAATATTCAAACTGAAAAAACACGAGTACACTCAAAACAACAAGTATGGCGTGCTGGTATTAAAAATACAGAAGGTATAACAGACATTAAAAATTTAAATTATGAAATTAATCTAGATATGGTAAAGGTATTGAACTTTGAAACAAATATTAATCCTTATCTAGATACATATACCAATATTCCTCCATATCAAAATATAACGACCGATCTTAATTTTAGACCAGCAAATGCTGTTAATAATATTAATGAATTAATCAATGGAGGTGTTAAAATCGCAAATGTATCTAATATATCTAAATTTAATACTAGAGGACTACAATTAAAATTTTTTAAATAATTTTATAATTTTATAAAATTAATTAATATTATTATAATATACTATATGGATAATTATACAAAAGTATATGTTAAAACATATGGTTCAGCACCCTCAAAAAATAGTTATGTATATACTGGCGGATTAAGTTATAATAAATGGAAAGGTGTAATGCCGGACACCAATAGAACAAGTTATCCAATAAATGTAAATGCAAACGTGGCCACTAGTTCATGTCCGCAATTAAACGGGGTTAATAATGATAATACAAATCCAAGAGCATTTAGAGGATTATCTTCTTATGCGCCAGATAACAGTGGCAACAGCGCCAGCACTACTAATAAAATTATAGGCAGGTATAATGGCTTATATACAACAGCACGAGGCAACGGTATTGGGCGCAGTGGCTCATTAAATCCAATAAAACATTGGAGAAAACAATTACAACCATCACAAGGACATATAAGTGGAAAACCCAGTTTAAACTCAATAATGTGGCAGCCAGGTGGAACAACTATATTAAAAAATCTTAATTGTGAAAATGGCAATTATGGCATTTTGTCAAGTTATCTAAATGAAGGATTTGTAGTATGTACTGCTCAAACAATAAGAAATGAATTATCAAATTTTCAACCTGTTATACTGAATAATCCACAACGAATTACGCGTCCAAAATCATCTCAAACATTAATTAAAAAAAATTATTATACTACAAGCAAATCTTATTTGAAAAGTCGCGCCAAATTATATATACAAAATCAAACAATCAGTAAAATTGGCGACAATGGTTTAAATCAATCCCTGCCGCCTTCAAATAATAACTGGGTATATCCAGAAAATAGCCAAACACAAGGAACCCAAATATATAATACCACTTTTTTTGCCGACAATTTAAATAATAACTCTTGTCGCAAAAAAGTAATCTTTAAACCAAATAATCCTTTTTTTGCGGTTCAAGGCGCCGTAGATAGTAGCACTAAAGTTGTACAATCTAAATATGAAGCAATAAATAAAAATAATTATAATTTTAATTTATATTCGCCAAATGAAATTGGCGTTGGATTAAATGTATATTCAATTGCTGGCGACAAAACCAGTCCAATTGTTAGTCTTCCAGGGTCAAGACCCGTGAAATATAGAGGCGATTCCTATGGAAACGCTGCTCCTTATTTTATTAAAAGCAAATATCAAGCGATTAATGCATGTGCGTCGGATCAACCTCGCACATCTACTACCATTAGAGCCAAACTAAATAGTATAGGACATAGAATGCCTAGTGGCGGCAGTGGAATTATCACTACTTGTTTTTACAATCCAGTTAAATAGTTAAATAGTTAAATATATTAAATATAGTTAATAAATTTTAATATATATATATATATATATATATATTATATAAATGACATTGACAAAAAAACGCGGTTGTAAAAGTGGTGGCCTTCGGCCTATAGTAATGAAAGGATATTCTATGATGATAAAAAACAAGAAACCAAAAAGTCGTAAAAAAATGAAGCCTAGTGTATTTCCTATAGGCCCACTAAATTATTCTCCAATATTAAGCAAATCAAGACATTCAAGAAGACGTTAATTCAAAATCATTTTTATTATGAGTAAAAATCCATATCCCTACATGGTTTGGAATATATTCTAAATAATAAAACTGATGGCGTGCCAATAAGGCATGTATAGTACGTTTATAATTTAATAAATATGGTTCTCCTGACAACATTAATATAGATGGGTTGTAGTTTGGATCAATGTCTACTATTATTACATCGCGCGTTGTAATTCTTTTAGCATTTTTAATTATTTTATCATGTGCATAATTTGGCATTTCATGAAAGGCAAACATAATAGTTGCGGTATCAAACTCGTCTTCTTTTCCATAGTCTTCCGCATTGCCTTCTATAAATTGAGTATTTTTATTACGTATTTTTTTGGCTTGAGTTATCATTTGGCTGCTGGTATCAATTCCTAATTGATTATCCCAAGTAGATGTTCCTGTTCCACAACATAAATCAATTAGTTTTGGCAGTCGTCCATTATTTTTATAAAAATCTTGATTATAGTTTGAGAGAATTAATTGCCGTATATTTACTGAATTATAACATTTGTCGTCTATCATTTTTGTAGCATATGGCGCCAATAATGAATGGACATGTCCTCCAAATCCTATATTACCAAAATTATGAATACGCGAATCAAAATAATATTTGGTTGGGGGGGTTGAAATGAGCGCCGGTAATAAAATCGCTAAGTAGTGAAACATAATTATATAATTATAATACTTATTTTTTAAATATATTATATTTATAAAATATATATATGCCAAAAAAAACTAAAAAAAAGCATCAAAAATCAGGATTTATGGCACAACGTGGAGAGCCAGATAACTTATTTTTACGCAGACAAAACTTAACCAGTAGATCGTCTCTAAAATCTAACCGTATATCGCAGAAATCGCCAAAAACGGCAACCCCTGCAGCGCAGCAAACTGCAAACCCTGAAGAAGTAGTGAAAAAACCTATATTGATTAGCCGGACAATGTTACCTAATCAGGCAAGGTTACCTGCACCAAACCCTGAACCAGAATATCAAGTGACCGCCGAAGGTAGAAACAAAAGATTTAAAATCCGTAAATTGCGGAGAGGTTATCGGCAAAAAACTAAGAATAGAAAAATCAAAAAAAGAAAAACTAAGAGAAAATATTAATATATTATATATTAGTAGTATAATGAAAACAAAAACAAATCGTTCAACAAATCGTTCATTTAAATTAAAAAAACGTTCATTTTCGCCATTATTCAATCAAAAATTACTAGTTCACTCTTTAAAAACATTAAAACCAAAAACATTACAAATTTGTGACAACTTACTCAATTTACAAATAATAAAAAACAATAGAATAATTTGTCAACCTTATAACAGTTCTAGCGTAAAAGAATTATTGCTCTATAACTTAACGTCATCTAAACATTTAGATACTTCAAGATTTATTCCACCAGTACAATTATCAGCAAATTGTTGGTTCAATACTATGTTTGTGACTTTCTTTTTTAGTGATAAAGGTCGGAAATTTTTTAGATTTTTTAGAGAATTAATGATAACAGGAAGAAAACTAGACAATTCACTTATTCCTACTGATATTGCAAAATTATTTTTTATTTTAAATTTATTTATTGAAGCATCTTATAATCAAAATACAAAATCAAAAGCATTATTTAGTGTCTTAAATAACTTAACACATAAATTGAACACAAATTTTTTTATATATCATATATATCAAATTATTAATAATAAACCTAACACAATTAATAATAATATATTATTTAAAAATGACAATAGATTATACAACATACCAAATATAGATGATGCAGGCAATCCTATTGCTTATTATGAATCTATTTTGAAATATTTAAACTATAATACATTACAGATTATGAAACAAAACTTTAAAATTAAATCAAATAATGTATATGAAGTTATACAAGAAAACTTTTATAATTTATTTGATATAATTATTTTAGAAGATTTTCAAACTAATTCACATTATGAAACTTCTTATAAGTTAGTAGATTCTAAAAATATAACTTATAATTATGTACTAGATTCAATTATTTTAACAAATAAACATTATTTTAAACCTAACTCAAATAGTCATTTTGTTAGTGTTTTAACTTGCAATAATGAAGAATATAAGTATGATGGTAGTTCATATTCTAAGTTAGAAAAATTTAAATGGAAAAAACTTATAAATACTAATAAAGATTGGAATTTTAAAGAAAATCCAAAATATGAACCCGAATTATATAATTTTACAAAAGGATATAAAATAATGTTTTATTATAGAACTTAAAGTTATTCAAGCGTTATAATTTAAAAATAAATAAGATTAATTATATAAATGAAAAATAAATTTATTGAAGAATGTATAATATTATTAAAAAAAGATGAAAATGTTAAAAATCTTATAAACCCACTTATAGAACCAATTATTACTAACTTATTAAAAGAATTAAATCCGTATATATATTTATCATTAGTTTTTGTATTTATTAGTTTTTTATTGCATTTAGGAATATTTTTTTTATTAGTTTCTAACAAACTAAATCATTTAAATCAAAACTAACAAAAATATTATTTTATTTTTTTATTATTAGTATATATATTATAATATGGCACAGTCTAAAAGAAAAAAAAGCAAAAAAAACAAACAATGCGGAGGATTTGCAGCACAACTAGTTCCAATTGGTTTAACATTAATTAATATGTTAGTTCCAGGTAAAGGATACTTTAATCAACGAAAAACCCGCAATTATTTAAGATGGCCTGGAACTACTCCTTGGGACACAAAAAAACACAAAAATTGGTCTAGACGCGGAACGCGCGGCATTCATACTCGTCGCCGATAATAATAATTTATTTTGTTTTATTTTGTTTTAGTATATAAAAACAAAACGCAGAAGATATTAACTATAAAATGTATATAATTTAAATATAATTTAAATATAAAATATATAATAAATGTCATTTGAAGACAATATAAGAAAATGGATACAAATAGACAATGCAATTAAAGAAAAACAATTACTTATTAAACAATTAAAAATAGAAAAAGAACAATATAATGAAAATATTTTAGAATATATGAATGAAAATGAGTTAGAAAATGCAACTATTAAAATCGGAGATGGAAAATTAAGATTGGTTGAGAATAAAGTATATTCTAGTTTATCATTTAAGTTTATATGTGAATCTTTATGTGAATTTTTTCAAGACCAAGAAAATAATGAAGAACTTGTTGAAAAAATTATGATTTTTTTAAAAGAGAAAAGAGAAATTACTACTACACTAGAATTGAAACGGTTTGGAATATGTAGTTAATTATAATAAATATAAAAATATATAATATTATACTAATATTATATTATATATAAAAATGAATAAGACTTTAAATGATGCTTTAAATGATGCAAAATATCCAGAATTTACAAATAGATTATTTGACTGTTTAGTATTACCATTTGGAGGAGTTCAAACTAAAAATTTTAAATCTTATAAACCAGTTAAAGGTTATATAGATAATTCATCTAAAGACACTAATTATGAATGTTTAAAAGAAGATGTATATGATACTCTTTTTGGATTGGCAAAATACAAAATATCTAAAACCTTAACAAAAAAAAAACCTATTTTGAAAGATAATAATAAAACACAAACAAAAACACAAAAAAATGCCAAAAAACGAGAAAAAATTATAAACCAGATTCACTCCAGTTCTTCGCATTAAAAGGCGCAATAATTATTTCATTTATTCTTTTTTTCCAATGATCCACTTGTTTATTAAAAGCAATTTGTTGTTCTGTTATTGGATATTCTTCAGCACTTTCCATTAATTTAGATTCAATTGGTTTCATTTTTGGTCTATATCCATAACAATTCACACCAAATTTAACATTTGGATTGGCAATATAACCACCATTTATTCCAGGTCGCCCGCAATCGTTTTCGTGACCTTTTATGGTTTGTAATTTATTCCAATGATCGTGTTGTGTTGGAAATAAAGCCATTTGATTATTTGACCAACCATAACTACACCATTCGCCGCCTTTTTTATATACATCTTCCATTTGTTTTATATTTGCTAATTCGCCGCCTAATGCTTTACATACTGATTTTGATTCTTCATAACTATAATGATTCCCTGGAATATGATATACCTCTTTAAATTGTAATTTAGGAGAAAAACTTTTTACTTTATTTGTCATGTTGTTATTTTTACTAGCATTATTATCATCATCAGTATCATCATCATCTTCTTTTTTTTTATTATTTTTTAAAAATGATGGTTCTGCGTCTAAATCGGCGTCTTCTTCATCTCCAATAATTTTGTCTGGTATAACATCTAACTCATGTTCTGGTTTTTGACTAGTTTTATAAATAAACATATTTTTTATAGGTTGTGTAATATCTACTTTAAAAAAATACTGTACTAATAATACAATAATTATGATAAATAATATAAAATATATTATACCAAATATAATTCCTAAAATACTTTTACTATTTGTGTTCTCAGAATTTGAACTACTAGAAGTAATTGAATTAGTTAATAATTCAGTAGTTGATGAAACTCCATTATTTATACTATTTAAAATTGGAGTTGAACTATTTTGATTATTTGATTTTCCTAAATAACTAAAAACTAAAAAAATAACAACAATAACAAAAATTATTATAATTATAATCATAAAGTTAGATAACTTAGACTTCAGTAAATCCATTGTTTTATTACTATTTTTATTTTCATCATTTATATTATCATTCATTTATATATTTATATAATTAATTTTTATTTTTTTCTATTTTTTTCTATTTTTTTCTATAAAAAAGTGAATATGTATTACCATTAATTATTTTTTCTTCATTTATTTCATTAATATTATTATCATTAAAACTATACCATTTACCGTTAGGATTTTTTATATGTGATGTATAATGTCCGCCTATAGTATTGCCAAAATGATTTCCTGTACCAAATAAGTCATAAATATAACTTTCAGGACTATAACCAGAAATATATTTTGATAAATCTAAATTGGTTAATGGTGTATTAACTATTGTTTTAATTTTATTATTGTTATTAGTATATCGTTTTAATTCAATTATTAAAACATTTGGTAAGCTCCAAAAACTAATTGTTTTTACAGCATTTTGTTTTTTTCCAGTTGCTTCATTTAATATTTGATTTTCATTAATTAATTCTTCTTTTTGCGTATATAAATCAAAACAATTAAAGATAGAACAACTATTATTTTTATTATTTGGTATACAAAGTGATAAGATAGAAAATGGTTCGGCAATAATACTAATAGTTTTATTAGTTATAAAATCATTAATATGGGTTACACTTGTTCCATAAAAAATATTTATAATTTCTGAGTATTCATTATTATATACATTTTTAATCATTTCAAAACATTTTTTGGCTAAAAAATCTTTGTCATTTTTAATAACACCATTAATATTCATTTTAACTTTTCTTTTTAAACTTTCATGTAAGCAATCAATAATAAATAGTAAAAATTCAAATACATCATTTTGCGAAAACTCAGTAAATATATTATTTTTAATTTTTGAAACTTGTTGAACTGTTTTAACAAATCCATAGGGTGCAATACAACAATTTTCGCTCCACATCATTTTTCGCAATGAGTTCCATTCTAAAAATATTTTAGATTCAATGCAATTATTTATCTCTAGATTATTTTGTTCTAATAATTCATTTAATTCATAAGTATGTGATAATAGTTGCATACATGAATTTAAATAACAAGTATTTCCTATATTAACTAATCCAGTTAATCCATTATTTTTGTATTTTATAAACTTCATTATTTAACTATATTTAATTATATTTAATTATATTTAATTATATTTAAACATATTTTTATAAATTATAAATATAATAATGAATACAAATAATATTGAAAATGAAAACTTATTAATTCAACGTGTTTATAATAATTATATTAATCATGTTAATAATAATAATCGTCTTTTAAGTAATACAATTGATGTTATACGACATCAAAATGATATTTATAATTATATTATAAGATATTATATTACAACGTTATATAATAGACCGATAAATCTAACAACTCCAGCAACTCCAGTAAATCTAACAACTCCAACAACTCCAACAACTCCAGTAAATCCAACAACTCCAGTAAATCTAACAACTCCAGTAAATCTAACAACTCCAGCAACTCCAACCACTCCAGTAAATCCAACAACTTCAACAACTCCAATAACTCCAACAACTCCAACAACTCCAATAACTCCAACAACTCCAATAACTATTAGTTCAGATGCATTTTTAGCCAGTATATATTATAATATATTAAACTCAAATTATGATGTAGAAAATATTAATAACATTAATAACATTAATAATAATAACTTATTTTTGGCATCCTTAAACCGCAATAGTGAATATTTTAGTAATAGAAATAGTAATGATAATAGCAATAATGTGATTCTTCCTACTATAAATGATTTATTACAAGCCACAACATATAATATCTATAGTGAAATAGAAAACCCAATAAATGATACTTGCCCTATTTCTCAAAAAGATTTTTCTAATAATGATATTGTACTAATTTTAAATACTTGCAAACATATATTTGAACCTACTTCAATAATGAAATGGTTTACAAGATGCGGCGAATGTCCTTTATGTAGAAGAAGTATTATTAATAATAGTAGTGTGGATAATGAAACTAATATGGATAATGAAACTAATGAAACTAATGAAACTAATGAAAATATTAATAATAGTACTTATTCAGTTATAACACGTCATTTGGCATATATTATTTCAAATGATTTATCGTAAGGGGTAAGCCTAAGGGGTAAACCTAAGGGGTAAACCCCTTAAACCCCCTAAACCCCCTAAACCCCCTAAGGGGTAAACCTAAGGGGTAAACCCCTTAAACCCCCTAAACCCCCTAAGGGGTAAACCTAAGGGGTAAACCCCTATATTTTGGCCCCATATTTTGGCCCCATATTTTGGCTCCATATTTTGGCTCCATATTTTGGCCCCATATTTTGGTCCCATATTGCGGCCCCATATTTTGGCCCCATATTTTGGCCCCATATTGCGGCCCCATATTGCGGCCCCATATTTTCTCTCTTCCACCTGTCGGTTTAAGGGCGGGAGCCCTTATTTTGGCCCCATATTTTGGCCCCATATTTTGGCCCCATATTTTGGCCCTATATTTTGGCCTTGTATTGACCCTTCGGTTTAAGTTAAGGGGGCATTGCCCTCCTTAAACCCAGGTTTAAGGGCGGAGCCCTTAGCGGGAGCCCTTATGGGGGTTTAAGGGGTCTCCCCTTATTATTAATAATAATTATTATTTAAAAGTTATTTGTTATGCTATATAATAATTATAGTCTATATGAATAATTTAACACAAAGTCTAAATATTCTTAATATTAGTTTACCGACACACGAAGAGTGCGGGATATGCCGAGAAGAATTGGAATGTGGGCAATGTTATACTTTACCAGAATGCAAGCATAGATATCATACAAATTGTATAATTCCTTGGTTTAGATATGGCGAATCGCGTTGTCCTTATTGTGGAAACAAAGGTATTAATTATACAAACAATGATAGTTTACGACATGTTAGAGGCAAATATTTTACTACACGATTTGAAACACAAATGTTATCAGATATAAAAAAATATATTTTTTTGAAAAAAAATGATACTGATAAGAGATGTCTTGAAACGCGTAAAAAATTTGAAAAAATTAAAGTATTAGAAGAAATTTATAAAAATGAAACTATCAATTTGAGAGAATTACAACAATCTCTCAAAGAAACACCAGCAATATATAATGAAGCTAAAAAAATTATAATGAGTTATAGAAGTAAAAAATGGAAAATAAGTAGACAAATTAGATTTGAACGTTTGAAAATTATAAATAATAGTTATATTATTCCTTTAATAATACCAATGAGTGTTGATCTGTAGTCTGTAAGGGGTCCCGCCCTTAAACCCCATAAAAGCTCCCGCCGTTAGACCGATAGGCCTTTATGGGGATTTAAGGGGGTTTAAGTTAAGGGGGCAAGGCCCCCTTAGACCCAGGTTTAAGGGCGGAGCCCTTACTTACGGGAGCCCTTATGGGAGCCCTTACGCTTTCGCTTTCGCTTTCTTTTTTGCGTAACTTTTGTTTTTGGAGCAGCAGCGACTTCAGCCATTGAGCGACTGAATATCGCGTTAGCTTCTTCGAATGCTTTTGCGGGCTTATCACTCTCATCATAATATAGGAAGTCTTCTTCATTGTAATCTTCTGAATGTTTAAATATATTACGAATCGCTGTTATATATTCAAAATTTAGAAAGTGTACGTCGCTGTATAATTTTATGGCATTATCCAGGTTTTGGTTTATATTCTCACTATCATAACTATTGTAGATTTTAAAGGCAACTTTCTTATCTACATCTACTTGATATAGATATTGTTGCGCAACAGTATTAATTCTTTTTAAATTATCCATTGTAATAAATTGGCTACAAATTGGACAATTTAATTGATCATTTTCTTCACTATCTTCACTATCTTCACTATCTTCACTAGCTTGTAGTCTTAATCTTTTTGTTATATATTCCATAATACACATTATATGAAATCTATGATAAACCTTAGTATCACAGTGTAAATCAAATATTGGTAATTTATTTTTTTTTGGATTCATTTCTTCCAAACATAAGGAACAGTGATCATCTGCATTTTTTATATATTTTATAGGAATTGAATCTGGCATAACTATGCTAGATGGTATTATTTCCATATAATATAATATAATACAATATTATAAGGGAATCTAGTCCCTTAAAATGATATGCATGCCATATTCTCTCTCCGGCGCGTCAGTCTAAGTTAAGGGGGCAACGCCCCTTAGACCCCGGTTTAAGGGCGGAGCCCTTAGCGGGATCCCTTACGCTTACGCGTCATTTTTGTTTTTGGCGCAGCACCTAGTTTAGCATATAACTTAGGCTTACCCGTTGGTAGTTTGAATTGATTTAATGCTTTATCAGCATAAGAAGAATCATCATAATATATAAACTCATTTGGATTATAACCTTCTAAATCTTTTAACTTTTTATTAATAGCTTGTATATATTCATTATTATTATATAATGCATTTACATATATTTCAGTTGCTTTATTTATATCTTGACTGTGCTGTTTTAAATTTTTTTGTTTTTTACTGTCATACGTGAGATGTTTCAGCTTTACATCTAAATCATATATACGTGTTTTCATCATAGTATCTATACTTTTTAATATTTCTTTACATTTATCGCCAATAGAATTAGTATAATCCGGCGCAGTTACGCTAGATTGTTTTGATAATAATAGTTCCATATAATATTATAAAATATTATAATATAATATAATATAATATAAAATAATATTATATTATAAGAGCTCATGCAAAGGGGGGTAAATCCTTTAAACCGACACGTTTCAAAAGCTCTGAAAACATCAGAAACTCTAAACGGACTAAGGGTATATTGCCCCTTATACACCGGTTTAATTGCTGATCTCTTACTAAACTAAATAAAAATATATATATAAATATTTTTATTTACTAAACTAAATAAAAATATTTATATATATATATGGCTAGACGAAGAACTTTAGGCAAAAGAAGAACTAAGCGCAGCAATAAAATGAGGAACACTGCTCGAAACAGGATGAGAAAATTTAAACATGGTGGAGGGCCTACAGATCCTCGTGATGTACAAGCTGAGGAATACCAGCAGACGCGGATTAACACTTTCGGCGAGAGCAGATTCTCGGATAAGGAAAAAATTAAGGCGCTTACCCTTGCGCAATCTATATACGATGATCAAGTGAATACCCAACAGAAGGATCCCGCTGAGGCTGAAATGATTGCACGACAGTGGATGGCTACATATATTCAAAATGAGCTCGATTTTCTTAGGAAACTCAATATGTGGGCAGTTTCTCTTGATGAACAAGCTGATGCATACGAGAAGACGCGGATTGACGATTTCGGCGAGAGCAGATATGATGCGTATAAGGAAAAAAATAATGCGATTGCCCATGCAAAATCTATATACTATGAGCAAGTGAATATCCAAAAGAAGGACGAGAGTGAGGGTGATAGGATTGCACGAGAGGGGATGGCTACATATATTACAAAGGAGCTCAGACATCTTAGAGAACTCGAAGGGTGGAGTCACTTTAGTGGCAATTGGGCCAAGCGGCCACCTCCCAAAGAACCTTATCAACCTTATCAACCCTTTGGCCCAGGTATCACTATGAACGCTTTTGGTCCTCACCGTTGAGAATGCAAATCGCAGCCCTACTTATAGTTACACTCATAAAACAAAAAAAACTGACCTGTTCTTTATAAAACAGTGATGGAGAGGACAACAATCGCAGCAATCTTTATTTCTAGTTAAGTGTTAGTATTCCAAATTGTATCACAATGAGCGCAAATATAAGTATAATGTAAATTAATATCATCATATCTTAAATAAATAACCTCATTTTGGTTAGATGGTTCGGCTTGGTCGGGTGGCTTGTCTATAGATTCACTAATATTACTTTTACAAGATTGATTAGGGCATTTAATATTTTTAGTTCTAGGTAATGTTTGATCATATTTTGTATATTCATTAATATCTTGCGAAAAAGCAGAGCTTTCTGTAACATGTGTATTTAATACACATATCTCACTTTTATCAGTCTCATCATATGTATTTCCACAATTTCGGCAATAATAAATCAAATTATTTGAGTCATTATTTAAACGAAGATATAACATATTATCGCAGTCTTTACAGAATTTCATTATAGTATTAATATAATACTATATTTTTAAATCAATTTATATTTTTTGTTAGAATACTTTTAATTTTTGAATAATTTACTATAATATTCATATTATATATGTTTGTTTTTAAAATAGTATTTTCTTCTTCATTCATATTCAATACTATTTTATCATAATTTAATTTAAAATTTTCTAATATTTCATTCCAAAATAAATTAGTTATTTCTGGATAAATCATTCTTTCTAAAATAGTTCCAATAGCAACTTGAACTGTCTTATATTTGATAATATTATTATAAGTATTAAAATCTTTATGTGTTTCATTCATTCCAGGCTCGTGTGTCAAAGGTTTATTGTCTAAAATAGATTGTAAAATTAATAATATACTTAAAATGGTTTGACAACTAGTCCAACCCTCGCCTTTCCAAGTATTTAATACTGATAAACAAACCTTTTCGTTTTTATATAAGTTTGGATGAAAACGAGTCTTACCATCATTCGTTAAAAATAATACTTTTGGCGGTGAATATGGATAATCTTTTGGATATTCTAGTTTAAATAAAAAATTGCCATAAGCATATGGTGTAGATTCTGGTCCAATTATTAATGCATATCCAAGTAACATATTTTCTTCATCATGTTTATAATATATACCTTTTTTATTAGTACACTGTATTACTTCTTTAATATCTTTTATTAATCTTTTTATAGTGGATTGTTCTATTTCAACATTAGACATAGTATAATAATATAACGATATAATTATATATAATATTATATTTAATATAATATTGTTATAAACATTATTTTAAAATTGATTTAAATTTCTACATAAAAATAATATAACATATTAGTATAGTTATATGACAAATAAAGTATCATCAATCGAAGAATATTTAAATCGTAACACTATAGAGAAAGGAGATGACTATACCCATACGAGAATTGGAGATAAAACATTAAAAATAAGTGGTGGAACATATTTTATTAAAAATATGGAGGAGTTTTTAGAGATTTATTATAAATCTGTATTTGTGGATGGTAAATCTGAGTATTTAACAGAAAAACAATCATGTGATGTGGGACCTTTAGCAGTTGACATTGACATGCGATATGACCCATCTATTAGCACAAAACAACACGATGAAGATGATATTAGGGATATGATTAATTTATATGTTACAAAAATTGGTAAAATGTGTACTATTGAAAACGGTCATAAAATAGAAATTTTTGTAATGGAAAAACCAAATGTTAATATGCTTGAAAAAACAACAAAAGATGGCATACATATTATATTTGGCGTTAATATGCTTAGGGCTGGGCAAGTTTATTTAAGAGAAGAAGTATTAGCTGATATTAAAACAATTTGGAAACATATTCCAATTACTAATACCGAAGAAGATTTAATAGATGAAGGCGTAACAAGAGGAATGGTAAATTGGCAGTTATATGGTTCAAAAAAACCAGGGAATGAAGCATATAGCATTAAATATCATTATGAATTAGAATGGTCATCACACGATAACAAATGGGACTGGAAATCTTTTAATATAAAAGATTTTAATATTAAAAAAAAACTACCTAAATTATCAATTCAATATAAATTTCCAGAATTAACATTTATTGATAGTTTAACCGAAAAATTAGAAGAATATAAATTAAATATTAAAAAAAAACGTAAAACCACAACAACTAAATCACAAAAGTCACTAATAACTAAGTCAAAAGAAATTTGCGATGTGCATAGTAATGAAGAATTGGATGATTTTGTTAATGAAATGTTAGAACGATTAGAACAGTCGCCAACGGACTATGAATTAACTGAAACTCATAAATTTACAATGATGCTTTCAGATAAATATTATGGACCTGGTTCTTATTTTAAATGGATACGGGTTGGATGGGCTTTAAAAAATACAAGTATTAAATTATTGCCTACATGGTTAAAGTTTTCAAGTAAATCAAAAGATTTTCATTTTAGTGATATTAGTTCGCTTATTGAACGATGGAATAAATTTGATTATGATAATCCAGATTCTTTGACAAATCGTTCTATTATGTATTGGGCCAAAAATGATAATCATAGTGAATATGATAAAATCAGAAAAGAAACTATAAGTTATTTTATTGATTTAACTGTTGCAAATCATACTGAATTTGATTTTGCGAATGTATTATATCAATATTGTAAAGATAATTTTGTTTGTATTTCAATTAAAAATAACATTTGGTATGAGTATAGAGGAAATAGATGGCATGAAATTGATTCGGGTAATACCTTACGATTAATCATTTCAAAACAGTTACATGATATTTATATGAAAAAAACAAAAGAAGCACAAGACAATTTATTAAAAATAGACCAATCGGATGATAATTATGAAAATATTAGAAAGCGAGCAAATAAATTGGCTGAAGTGTGTGTTTTCTTGAAAAAAACAAATTGGAAAAATAATATTATGAGAGAAGCAAAAGAATTATTTTATGATAAAAGTTTCTTAAATAAACTAGACCAAAATCCATATTTATTATGTTTTAATAATTATGTAATTGATTTTAATACTTGTCAGTATAGAGTTGGACAACCTGATGACTATATCTCAAAATGCACAAACATTGATTATATTCCATACAATTCAATTGTAAATACTAAAGAAAAAACAGAAATAGAAAATTTTATTGACCAATTATTTCCAAAAGAAGAATTAAAAAAATATATGTGGGAACACTTAGCCAGCACATTAATTGGCAATAATGATAACCAAACTTTTAATATGTATACTGGGTCTGGTCGTAATGGAAAATCAAAATTAGTAGATTTAATGAGTAAAACTTTGGGAGATTATAAAGCAATGGTACCCATTACTTTACTTACACAAAAAAGAACTCAAATTGGCAGCACGTCATCTGAAATTGTCCAACTAATGGGTATTAGATATGCTGTTATGCAAGAACCAAGCAAAGGAGAGAAAATCAATGAAGGAATTATGAAAGAAATTACTGGCGGTGATAATATTCAAGGCCGTGCGTTATTTAAAGAGGCAGTAACATTTAAACCTCAATTTAAACTTGTAGTATGCACTAATACATTATTAGAAATTAAAAGTAATGACGATGGCACATGGCGACGTATTCGTGTATGCGATTTTGTCTCAAAGTTTTTAGAAAATCCTTACGAGGATGAGGATAATTTTCCAAAAGAAGATTATCCATATCAATATATAATGGACAAACATATAGATGAAAAATTTACTAACTGGGCGCCTATATTTGCGAGCATGTTAGTAAATATTACATTTACTAATAAAGGAAAAGTAACAGATTGTAAAACTGTATTATGCAGTAGTGATAAATATCGTGAAGGTCAAGATTATCTTACAGAGTTTTGTAAAGAAAAGATTAAAAAGACTATTGGAGGGAAGGTTAAAAAGACCGAAGTATTTGAAACATTTAAACAATGGTATGCACACAGTTATGGCAAAAATGTACCAAAAGCACGTGAATTATATGAGTTTATGGAAAAGAAATTTGGTAAATATAGTAACTGTTGGAAAAATATTTCAATTAATTATGATGATGATGATGATGATGATGATGATAATAACGAAGATGTCAATGTAAATAAGCCAGTAAGTTCTTTAAAATAATTTATGAATAGATTCAAATAATGATACTATATAATTAAATACTATAGAAATATATCTAAGAAGTAAAGGCAATAATAATAAAATAATAATTTTAGATAAAAAATATATATCTTCAAAATTATTATTAATTTCTTTTACTACAAACAATAAAATTAAAATATAATAAATTAATATTAAAATAGTAAAATAAAATTGTTGCTTACTAATAGACTGAAATTTATACCATAATTTACGTTCGCCTGTGTGTGTAAATTTTAATATATTATCTACTTCTTTTTTTAATTTTTTATTTTCTTTGATTGTTGATTCTGATAGTTCTTTTATATTTCCATAAGAATTATACATTGCACTATACGCATTAAGATTGGAATTATTTGTATTTACTAATGTACTTAATTCATCAGTATATTCATTTAACAAGTCGTCTAATTCTTTCTTTATGGTTGGCGCCAATAATGAATAATCATTATTATTACCTCTTTGATTTAATGCCTTTAATAAGTTTTCACGAGCTTTATCTTTTATTGCTTGACAATCCGTAGAAGCAAAATTTCCATATAATAATTCTAATTTCTTTTTATTTTGACAAGCAGTATCACAATTACTTGTAAGCTGTGCAAGTGTTTGACTTAAATCACTAGGATTTAAATCTGATTCATCTAATAGTTCTGATAATTGTGTTAATGCTAAGTCAGCATCTGCTTTATATTGTTCTATATCAGTATTTTTACAGATTTCATCAAGTGTTTTTGGAGCCATATATATATTAAAGATATTTATAATATATATCTTTAATATATCACACTAATAACACTAATAACACTAATCACATTATTATAATGCGTTAATTTTTTAAACAATTATACTTATTTTCTAAGTCTTGTAAAATAGTTAAATCATGATCTTGATTACTTTCATACTCAGGTACATCATCTGTATTTGGATTTGTATAAAAATCATATTCGCTTATTTCTAAATTGTTTCTATAATTTAAATCTATTATTGCAGTGATAATAAAATATGCTGCAATTATAATAATAATAACTGTTAATAAATTACTAAGTAAAATAGTAATGGCGCCAAATTGTTTAAATAAAGCCACTATAAGTATAAAAGTACAAGTATAAATTAGATATCTAAATATATTTAGATACAATAAATAATGGCCGTTATAGAAATTGTTTATTTCAATTGAACGATGATTATTTATATCATCATTAGTCATTCTAATATTAGAGCTTCTAGCCACATTTAATTGTTGATTTACTACATTTAAAGTTTCAGAATTTGAGTTTAATAATGAAGCATTATTATTACTACTATTAATTAATACATTTTTTGATTCATTTAGAGCATTAAATATGGCAACTGGTTCATTAATTTTAGTATCAATTTTATTAATCGTATTTTTTTGTCTTATAAAAGTGGTATTATTTGGTAATTCAGAAAGCGCATTACTTAATTTTAATTGTTCTCTTTTAAATTTAGTGATTTCATTTGTTGTTAAACTATTATTATTAAGGCTCATTAATATATCTTTATATTTTATCCGTATAAAAGTAATTTATTTAAAAATTTATGATAAAGTTTATTATACATAAATTGAAAAAAATTAAATAATACTACTATAATTAATATTATAACTAATAATAATAAAAATGGTGAATTTACTTCATATGAAAATATATAATAAGTTATTCCCATTAAAAAAAGAACTAAAATAAATCCAAGAATATATTTTAAATAATTCATATTAACTATTATTTGAGTATCACGAACTCTTGCCTTAATAGTATTACTACTATCAGTCGTTAATCCTATGTTTCCAGTTGATTTATGTTCATCCCCAATTCTTATTACATCATGCTGAGCTGTATTAAGTTGTTCTAATTTATCATCAAGCGAACTTCTTATAAAATTAGTGTTACTATTTATTGTTTGTTGTTCTGTAGTCATCGCATTTATTTCAGTTAAAATACTATTACCTAGTTCTTGTAATTGCTTATTTAAAGATGACAATTCTTTTAATACTAATGGATCTACATTTATTGTCGCACAAAAAGTAGTGGCAGTCATTGGATCTCCCGCCGGTATATTTTTATATTCTTCATCACTAATACTTTTTTTATCTAAATTACAAGATTCGTCTTTTTGATTCCATACTTCTCCACTATATATATGGCGAACGCCTTCAATATCCACAAATGATTTCTCGCCATTCGCACTATTTTCTATGTTATATCCAGCAACTCCACAAGATTGTTTTGGACCCATTTTTCTCCCACCTAACAATTTATTAAATTCTAATTGTGTAATTTCAGTTGGTGGTTTTCCAAAATTACAAGATGCTGATATGGTTCCTGCAGTTGGATTATCTGTGCCGTCATATATATGAGCAAACCCATATTCATTAACAAAATAAAAATCATTATTTAATTTTATATTACTGTTGGCATATTTTTGCAGAATATCTTTATTATTATTTTGAACTAATTCATTTGCCATTATTTTATATTGACTTGTGTATTGTCCTAATAATTGATTAAACTCATTAAATTTTAATTGTATATTTTGTTGTTCAGCAGTAGTACTTGTCTCGCTTCCACTACCACTTCTATTTATACTTGAACGATTTAAAGCATTAATGCTGTTTGTTTGAGAACCACTTTCACCTAATATTGGTACGCTTAATGGCGTTTGTGATACACTACCAATATATGATTCAGTAATTGTATCATTTTTTCTAAATAATTGCAAAAAGTCATTAACAAAAGGAATTTTTAATAAGGCACCAGCATCTTGTGATTCTTGATCCATATTTAAATCTTTGTTATTCTTATTATATAAGGTGCCTTGTTTTAAATTATAACTATTTAAGTTTGTATTATAATTATTATCTTTATAGTTAGTTTTACAATTTGTTTTAGAATTATAACATTTCATTCTATACAATAATAATAGAAAATGTTATAATATTATAATAATATATTTTGTTTATTATACAATTTATATAAAAAAAATAAAATTAGTAACAATAATATAATATTTTGAATAATATATTGTTTAAATATAGTTTTTTGTAAAACAAATTCACCATCGGCTGCCAATCCAGAATTTTGAAAACTTGTAAGTTTTTTTTTAAGTTCTTTATTACTAATAGTTAATTCTGTAATTATAAAATTTAATTTATCAATGTCTTTTTTAGAATTATTATTTATTGCTAATAACTCTGCTTGTTTTTTAAGTATATCATCACGTATTTTATTTAGTTCTATTAAATCAGTTTCATAAGTAGATGGTTGTTGTAATTTATAAGCAATAAAACTCCCAGTAATTTTATCTAAAGCATTATTTATTTTTACATATAAAGCCTGTAATTCAGTTACTATAGAAATTGGCGTTGTTTCTGTAGTTTGACTAGTCATTATATATTAACTATATATTAACTATATATTTATAAAGAACAAATTCTATAAAACTTACAAGTAATTGCAGTTTTGCTTGCTCTTTCTATTTCAAATACTTGACCTGGTTTAATTCCTAAGACTTGAGATACTGGATCAAATCTTGAAATTGATGGAAACTCAGAATCATTTACAATATTATAAAGAGCTTTAATACTATTTTTTTCTTCATCACTTAAAACTCTATGTTTTGGCACTAAAGAATGTTTTAATATATTAAATTGTAATCTGTTAATATTAATAATATTAAAATAAATATTATCGTGTGCATATATTCCAGTTTGCAGCTTTTCTAAAGTTTCATTTGGCTCTTCTTTAATAATAATAATTAATTCATCGTTTTTATTTAATACTTCTTCTATATTAAATAATGAATCAATTATTTCATGAACATTATTTGGTCTTAATGATTTATCTAAAGTAAAATATTTTAAATACACTTTTTGCCCGGTTGTTTCATTTTTAACTAGCATATCTAGTTGCTTACTTTCAATTAATAAATGAACTTCGTTAATACTGTAATCTATATAATTATCTACATTAAATCCTCTAACTTTTAAAATTTCTAAAATATTATTCCTGGATTTGAAAACTAAGTTAATATTTTTATTCTCACTCATACTTATAATTTAATTATAAATAAATATTTATATTCAATTTTTATTATTTTATTATTTTATTTTATTTTATTTTTTATGTCTCTTGGAAGTTCTTTTATGTCTCTTGGAAGTTCTTTTATGTCTTTTTGATTTATAACGCCTGCCACCGCTTTTCTGTATTATATATTTTAAGTCAGCTTCCGCATCTTTCAGCCTTTCCTTCGCATCATTCAGCTTGTTCTCCGTCCAAGGGTTGTGCCACCCGCTAGTGGCATGCCTCATATCCGCCGCCACCACCTCCTCCTTCGCCGCCTCCACCTCCTCCTCCGCCGCCGCCGCCGCCTCCATCGCATCTTCTAGCGTAAAATTCCTTGGCAGAGGCGGGGTTTTAGTCCACAGCCAGCCGTTGCGGTCATAATAAGCCATTCTATCCATTATATATAATACATTATATAAAAAATTAAAATATCTAAAGTATTTTTATTTTATTTATATTATATTATTTAGTAAAAATTGATTCTATATAATATTCATTATTACTTTATAATAATGACTACTACAATAGAAAATTTAGAAATAAATAAAATATATAATGAAGATTGCGTTATTGGAATGAAAAAGATTAAAAATGAAAGCGTAGATATTATAATTTGTGACCCTCCATATAATATTGGAAAAGATTTTGGAAATGATAGTGATAAACAAAAGATGAATGATTATTTATTATGGTGTGATAATTGGATTGCTGAATGTTTAAGAATACTTAAACCACAAGGAACTTTATATATATATGGATTTAGTGAAATTCTTGCTTTTATAAGAACACGTGTAACTTGTAATGTAAGATGGTTAGTATGGCATTATACTAATAAAGTAACCCCATCATTAAATTTTTGGCAAAGAACACATGAAAGCATATTATGTTGTTATAAAGAAAAACCAAAATTTAATCGTGATGATGTTAGAGAACCTTATACTGAAACATTTCTAAAAAACGCAGCAGGAAAAGTTAGAAAATCAACAGTAGGTAGATTTAGTAATGGTGATAAAGAAACAATATATAATGCACATGAAGGAGGAGCATTACCAAGAGATGTTATAAAAGTACCAGCATTGGCCGGTGGAGCCGGAAAAAAAGAACGCGTTGACCATCCAACCCAAAAACCATTAAATTTATGTGATATTTTAATAAAGGCATGTTTAAATAAATCGTCTCATACAGTATTAGTAGTTCCTTTTGTTGGTTCAGGTTCTGAGTGTGTTTCCGCAAAAAAAAATAATGTAAATTTTATTGGGTTTGAAATTAATAGTGATTATATTAATATAGCAAATAAAAGATTAGATGATATTGAGAATAATATTGAGAATGATATTGATAATAATTAAATATTAATTAATTTGAATTTACGTAATATAATAATTCTTCATTTGTTTTTATTTGAATTAGGGAGTCAGCAACATCTGAATAATTAAACCACTTTCCTTCCAAACTTTCTCCAGTATTATTTCCTTGATTTGTAATCTTTTTCTCTTCAATTAATTTATTAAATACTAATCTATTCATAACCCAAAAATGTATTTCATGGTAATCAATCCCAGATAAAAGTAGAATATGCCATTTATGTTTTTCCTCAACGTGTTGCCATTTATAGTCATTTTCACCCCAATGACCAGATGATTTTTGTTCAACATATATTTCTTTAGAAGGTAATGTTATTTTATGGTCATATCCTGTATTTTTTCCCTTATCTCTTATTTGTAAGCAAGAAAATTCGTATCTTGCAAATTGTTCAAGTATAGTTCCCATTCTTGGTCCTCCTCCAATACGAATAAAGCGTAATATGTACTCAGGTGAGTTATGTTCTTCATATCTTTCTACTTGTGATGGTTTTCTGTCACGGTCATTGTCCCAAAAAATTTCATATTTGTTTTTTGTGACAATATCCATACTATTTTTTATTTTATATTCATCATCTTTTTCAGTAATTAACTGGGGTTTTACATTTTTTGTTTTTAAAACCAAAGAGGGATAGATAACATTAGTAATTTCTGGGTTAGTTTCCATTCTCTATATTGTATAATGATAAGTATCATATTTATAAAAAATTCAATTTTTTATAAATATCAAAATTTAAAATTTTGTGTTGAAATTAAAAAATATAATGTTGATGCTATTATTTAATCATTATCATCATCAATTGATAATTCAACCCCACGGTGAGGCAAATCCATAAGATTGCGTGATAAATCAAAATGACCATTTGGTCTTGGAGTTATGATAATTTCATCATTGCAATTTTTTTTTATACAAATAGTTAATAATTGGTCGTCTATTCGTTTTGTTAATGCTTCACTGCTTTCAATCATTTTAGTATAATTATTATAGCTTTTTTCTAAATAGTCTTTTGCTGGTATGGGACGATTTTCTTTATCAAGAGTCAGGGTTTTAAATATGTCAACTGATAATAAATAATAATCGCGTTGACTGATTAAATCATTTTCTAATCGTTTTTGAATTCCTAAAAATAACTCTATACTTCCAATAATACCGCAGGTTAAGGCAATTAATGAGGTCGTAAGACTTATTGTTCCTTGTGTCGCATATGGCTGCAAACCAACAGAGATAATAGAGTTACAACCATTTAAAACTATTACAGGAAGCTTATAAAAATTTAAACTATATTTTAAATCAAAATATCTTTTCTTGTGTGCTTTGCTTAACAAAATACAATTAAGTCTAATACTATTTAATACATCATCAATATCATCAGTCCAATCTGTCATTCTGGTTATTACTATAAGACAATATTTTAATTTTTATTATACTTTTTATGTTTAATAAAGTTTAATAAAAATTAAACGCACCAGACTTGCCAGACTCATATTAATCAATTCCATAGGACATAAAAATCATTACACTAATCAAGCCAAAAATTAAAGCAATTATTTTGTGACTGTTTATTTTTTCTTTAAACAAAAAATAACCCATTAAAAATAAAATAGTAAAATAAACAAGATGCCATATAACATTTAAAATAATTATATTGCCATATTTCAATATATTATAAATACAAACTCCCGTTAACGTATATAAAGTTAATCCTAACACCAATAATGAATAGTGTTTATTGTTATTTTTTTTTAAATGTATTTTTTTAAATACATATTGAGAGCTAATAGAAAAAATAGTAATAAATAACAAATAAATATAAAAATAAACATCTACTTTCAAATATTTTGTTGCCATATAATATTATATAATATTATATAATATTATAATATTATAGAATGAGTGATCGCCCTAGTTGAGATGAATATTTTAAAAATATCGTTATAGTAACATCTACCCGCTCTTCGTGTCCAATTCTTAAAGTTGATTGTTTGTTTGTAAAAGATAATCGCATTATTGCGCAAGGCTATAACGGACATATTTGTGGCTGCGAACATAAAATAATTATAAGAAATAACCATAATATTGCAACAATTCACGCAGAACAAAATACAATTACTGATTGTGCAAAACGAGGAGTAAGTTGTAATGATTGCGTTGCTTATATTACTTATTATCCTTGTTATAATTGTATGAAACTTATGATATCATCTGGTATTAATAAAATTAAATATATAAATGATTTTGGAAATGATGTATTAGTACAAAACTTAGCTAATGAAAGTAATATCTCTATTACTAAAATATAATTTATATATTAGTTTTACTCAAGTTTTATGACTTTTGATTGACTGCTAGAATTGCCAGATTGACTGGATTCACCAGATTGACCGGATTCACCAGATTGACTGGATTCACCAGATTGACTGGATTCACCAGATTGACCTGAATAAGCAGCATCTTCTTTGGCGGCATCTTCATTAAACATACTGAGATTATCTTCAGGATTTACAATATCATTTACAATAACAGTATTTGGTTTTGGTATAAGTTGATCTAATGTAATTTCTTCTAATTGATCTTGTGCTTGTGATTGTGCTTGTTCTTGAGGTGTTTGTACAAAATTATCATTGATTACTTGACCTAATTGGCTAGAATTCGCATTTATTGTACTTTCAACTGATGGATTTATACTTTCTTGAGCTTGCTCCGGCTCTGGCTCTGGCGCTGGCTCTGGCGCTTGCTCTGGCGCTTGCTCTGGCGCTTGCTCCGACTCTGGTTCTGCAGACATTTCAACTCCAGCAGAAGGATCTAATATTTCACTTTTTATTTTTGTTTGAATAGGTATAATTTCTTTACTAAAATCAGAAAAACTATCAATATTTATATAATTCATACTTGATAATTGGTCTATATTTTTATCTGTAATAATTCTCATATTAATATTTAAAGTGGCCAATTCTTGCATTAATAGTTTAAATGCATAAGGAATTCTAATAATACTAAAGTCTCTGCCAAATTTGGTTATTTTTTCTATTTTTTTCTCACTTTCCATGACACCAACAAACTTTATGGGTCCATCAGCATATGGACTGATAAACAAATCCAAACTGCTATTATAAATGGCGGTTAGTCCAGTTAAATTACATATTGCCATATAATACTCATCGCCTCTAACTAACATAGACTCTTTCAAAAAATATGATAATCCGTGTGCAACAATTGCATCCCGCTCTTGTTCGCCAACACGCAACCCACCATCATTTGCGCGGCCTTGAACTGTTTGCCGCGTTAAAACGGTACGAGGTCCTTTTGCCCTATAATTTATTTTATCTTTAACAATATGTTTTAATCTCATATAATAAGTAGGTCCAATAAATATATCCATACGAAGTTGTTCGCCAGATTCTCCATTATATAATATTTCATTTGAAGATGAATGATATCCTAATTGTGTTAATAATCTTCCAAAAGATTTATGTTTTGATCCAATATTATTAAATGCTGTGCTTTCGGCAAAGGTTCCAATTTCACAACATGCTTTTCCCATAATTGTCTCTAACAATTGACCTATGGTCATACGACTTGGAAGCGCGTGTGGATTAATTATAATATCTGGAATTATGCCGTCTGATGAAAACGGCATATTTTTCTCTTCTATTGCTAATCCCATTGTACCTTTTTGGCCGCAACGACTACAAAACTTGTCTCCAATTGCTGGGATTCTTTCATCTCTAATTCTAACCTTGGCCAAACGATATCCTTCCGCTCCTTGTGTTATATATGTTTTATCAACAAACCCAGATTGCCCTTTTTTTGGAAACACAGAAGCATCTGATGATACTTCTTGATTATTTATATTTGTTAATATTTTTCCAATCATTATTTTTGTTTCATTCATTTGAGTATTCTCTTTTATTAATCCTTCATCGTCTAAATCAGCGTAATCATAACCCGGTTTTAGACCCATTGTTTTTTCTTTTTCAATATTGGCAAAACGCGAATCAACTTGTGAGTTTCCAACTTTTGAACTATCTTCGCGGTCTTCATATGTGCTGTAATATGTATTTCTAAATAATCCTCTATCAATGGCTGCTTTATTAAATAATATAGAATCTTCAACATTATAACCACCATAACAAGCAATAGCCACTATTACATTTATACCACATGGGTTTTCCTCATTATTAATATATTTAAGATATCTACTTTTAACAATTGGGATTTGTCCGTAATGCAATACTAACGCGGTTTTATCAAATCTTGAATTAAAATTAGTATGATATAATGAAATGGCTTGTTTGCTTTGACCGCAAGAAAACAAATCTCTCGGCAATGGATTATTTTCTGGAAAAACAATTTGATTCCCCATTACCCCTAATATTAATGATGGATGAATTTCCATATGCGTATAGTCTTTTTTATATAATTCGTTAGTATTTAAACAAACTAATGTTGTATCTTTTTCTGAAGTATCAATATATTCAATACATGCTTTTAAATTATTTAAGTCTTTAAAATCAGTGTCCAATATACTAGGATATAACTCTTTATAATTAATGTATGTTTTGCAACTATTAACATCAAAAAACTCTTTTTTTTTATTAAAACCAGTAATTAATTGATTCCAGCTAAAGTTATTGTCATTAATATATTCAATAATATTATTTACACTTAGAGTTTTGTTTTCAATATAATATAATGGATAACACATTCTACCCGAATCAGTAAATATATTAATTGTTTGTTCTTTAATATTCCAAGCAATACTTATGTATATTGATATAACAGCCAATCTTCTATTCAATATTAAATATTGATATGTTTGTTTGGCATCTGTTACAACACCAATCCAATTACCATTTACAAATATTTTAGTTTTATTACTCATGTAAAAAAAGTCACAATTATTTAAAAGCTCTAATTCAGTATTATATTCTAACCATTTTATAATGTTGGAACCAGAACAATTTTTTGTTATTTTTGATAATATAGTCATATGTTTATGAAACCCAATGTTGGCACCATCCGGTGTATCTACTGGGTCTATTATTCCCCACTGGGATGAATGTAATAAACGTGGTCCAACTATTTTGGCACTTGGATCCATCGGCAAATTAATCTTTCTCATTAGTGAGATATACGAATTAAATGATAATCTATTTACATCTTGGACTACTCCTAATCGTTTTGTATGCGTTTCTGCACCCCAATTTCCTTTAAATGCTTTTTTAAATCCATCTTCTACAATTTTAGAATTAAAAAAATAAGTTATATTATTTGTAATTAAGTTTTCAAAATTGTCTTGATAAATCCCTTCATTGTAGTAATATTCTTTATCTATTTTTAAAGCAATATCTCGTTGCTGAAGAGTATAATATTCTTTAAATAAGTCGTATAAGAGTAGTCCAGGTAATTCAACTCTTTTATATTTAAAAGAGTCTCTATCTGTCGGTTTTTTCTCTCGTGTGAATACTTTTAATAATTCAAAAACCATGTGTCCAATAAAACACGCTTTGTCTCTAAAATTAAGTTCTCCTACATTTGGTAAAAGATAATTCATTAAAATTTCTAATACATGATTACGACTTTTTCCTTTAGTAAAAGTTCCTATATAACTTAATGCAACTTCTTGTGTAAAAATAAATCCTGCATCATGGACCGATGGAATAAACAAATCAACATAATATTTGTATTTTTCAATATCTAATAAACAACAGGCAATAATATCTTTGTCAGATATTATACCGAGCGCTCTCATAAGAATAAATAACGGAATTGGTTGTCTTACATTTGGTATACTTGCAACAATATTTTTGTTTGTAAGTTTTGTATTTGGTGCAACTATGCGAATTGCAAAAGTTCTTATTGGTTTTGAGGCATCTTCTGACACTGTTCTTATTTCTGCTGAATGACTATAAATGTCACTAACATTATCTTTAATATATAACATATTGTCAGCAAACTTTTCTTGAGAGATTATCGTTTTCTCTTTGCCATCAATTATAAAATAACCTCCTAAATCGTTTTTACATTCACCCATTGTATATCTAACATGTTTATCAAATCCATTTAATATACACAAGTCAGACCTTAACATAATTGGAAATTTACCTAAATAAATTTTATCTAAAATAATAGACTTATTTATTGGTTTTGCCGGAGCATCTTCACTGATTATTATTTCTACATCTACATCATAGTGTATAGATACGCCATATGTAAAATTTCTTAATCTGGCATGATTTGGATACATATAGTGTTCTTTATCTGTGTCAAATATAATAGGTTTTCCAAAATATATTTTTTCACCTTTTTTACCACCTAAATATAATTTAACTTGATATTTATATTCACCGCTTTTATTCATATTTTTAGAAATAATGATTGGATTTTTCTCTCTAAAAATTTGCGATATTCCATTATTCATAAAATCATTATAAGATTCAATATGATGACTTACTAAGGATGTAGGATTTTCTTCAAAGTATTTATCTAAAATTTTCCAACAAATTTCTTGTGCCATTATTAATAGTTACTTATATTTACTTATATTATATTTTTAAGTATAATATAACTTATACTTAAAAATAATTAAAAATAGTTATTTAAATAAAAAAACTATAGTTGTCTATATTGTTGAACAAATGGAGCACGTGAGGAATCTAAAGGCAATCCATATAATTGATTTTTGAAATTTTGAAATCCTGTTAATATATTACGCGTAGTATCAATGAATGGAGATGGTATAAAATCTAAAAACCCGCCGCCGCGTTGTTTATGGTGTTTGCTATGTGTTTTTCTTTGTTTTCTTTTTTGTTTTTTTTTTGTTTTATTTTTTCTTGACATAATATATAGTATATATTATATATATTATATATATAATTATTAATATTATTATTCTAAATCTACATGAGTTAATAGATGCTTTCTACAGCAATATTTAAGTTTTAATTGATCAAATACTTCTCCTTCTGGTGTTTTTTTAATATTATCTTGTGTTAAATAAATTACATTATTAATATCCATTTCTTTTTCTGACTTCATTTTTCTTACTGTTTCTTGATAATAACGATATTTATCAGCAATTACTTCTCCACAAGTAAAGCACTTAATAGGAATAATCATTGTATAATTTTATATAATAAATTAAATTTAAATCAATTTATTTTATTTAATTTATTTTATTTATTTAATTTATTTAATTTATTTAATTTATTTAATTTATTTAATAAACTCCTCGTGAGTAAAATATTTATTTGTTATCATTCTAATTTTAATAACATATTTTTCATAAATAAAAAATAATAAACCTAATATGGCATCTAATAATAAAAATAACCACGCATTCTTATTTTTAAAAAATGCTGCTACACTAAAAAGCAAAAAATCAATCCCATGGATTAATCTATAATTTTCCCACCAAACATTTGAACCAAAAAAACCAATCTTTGGTTCATTTTTTATATAATGTCTAATAAATTGGATTCCAATAACAAATGTGATTAGTGAGAAAAAAGGTAAATAGTAAGAAGATATATTTTTGGCAAAATAAGCCAATAATACTCTTGCTGGAAAACAGACAAATAAAAACAAAAATGTTCTATCCATTTTATTATACTGAAATATTCCAATATTATAATATTATAATATTATCTAAAATAAGTCATAACCATTTGTTATTTTTTTTTTCATTAATTTTGTATTATTTTTATGAATATTATTATGACAATCTTCGCAAATATTAATTAAGTTTGCTGGATGATTAATAGAGAATGTATTTTTATTAACTATAAAATCATCAACCGCATTTTTTTTATATTCTAAATGATGGATTTCACTCGCAATTTTAGATTTGCATAGCTCGCAGTTCCCACCTTTTAATTTTTCACTATTATATTTTGAAGCAGTTTGCTGTAAAACTGATTTATACATTTTATTATATTTAATTCTTAAATAATGAGCTCGTGTTAAAAACTCATCAGACAAATTAAGCGATTTACAAACTTCTAACCCATACATACTATCTCCAGGGCCTTCTTTTAATATTCTGTCATATATTAACATATTTTTACTTTTATCATATAATACAGTCATATGATATAATTTCATTTTATATAACGATTTTACTTCCTCATAATTTACTATTTCATGAAAATGTGTCGCAAATAAAAACGTACAATTTTTTTTATGAAGCTCCTCTAGTCCTGTAACAAAAATACTTAATGCCGAATCACTTTCAGTTCCAGAACATAATTCATCGCCTAATATTAAACTACTTTCATTTGATAATTGTAAAATAGTTCGCAATTCTATCATTTCAACCGCAAAGGTAGATAAGCCTTTAAAAATATTATCATTACCTAATATTCTAGTAAAAATAGAATTATATGGGTAATAATAAAATTTACTAGCTGGAACATATAATCCAGCTTGTGCCATTATGATTGCAATACCAACCGATTTAATAAAACTGGTTTTTCCAACCGCATTTGTTCCATATAATAATATCCCATTTATGCTGGTTAATAAGTCTAAACTATTTGCAATATAAATTTCTCTTGTATTAATATGTTCTATTAATGGATGCCGCAATCCTTCAAATTTAACAAATGATTTATTTTTTTCTATGACTTCTGGTTTATTATAATTAAATGTTTTGGCGATATAACATTTACATTGAAGTATATCAATTTGGGCAATAAATAAGATAATAATATCAATATTATATTTAATAAAATTATTTATAAATTTATCATAATATAGTTCTAAATTGGCAATGAGTTTTCCTTTATTTGTATTTATTTCAGAAGAAATATTACGAATTTGTTGATTTGAAATAATCATATTTGTTTGATTTCCAGAGGTTGAGAGATAATTGATATCATTTATATAAAAGTCAAACTCTTCTTCGCAATTAGAAAATCTTGAATGATATTTTAATATTATTTTATCAGTTTTATTGGCAAGTTCAGTAATTATTTTTTTTAAAATTTCAGTTCTTCTTTTTGTTGCTTGTAATGTTGAATCTGATTTTGGAGTCTCATGTATTTTTACAAACTCTGTGGCTTTAACATTTTTTTCATATTTTTTAATTAACTCTGATAAATAACAAGTAATTGCAGTTAATTTATTTTCACTGTCTAAAGATGATTTATATGACTGCGCAATTTTGGCATCAATATTTATGTTTAAATACATTAAATTTTCAATTACTAAATTATTTAACTTATCACTTGATAATTCATCAATCTCTTTTGCAATATTAATATTAAATGTTTCTTCAATAGTATTACTAATATTTAATGCAATGACATGAAAATCTTCAAATCTTATTGTCTCACTGTTACTATTAAAATATTTTTCAAAGTAATTTATTAAAACCTTATCTTTTTTACAAATATCATAAAGAATAAGGATTGATTTAATATTGTCATTTAATAAACAAAAATCTTTTGGTGTAATTTTTTTCATAATTAATTTTCTTTTAATCTTTTCAATGTCTTTAAAATTATTTAAATTATTTCTATAAACAGTCCAATCATTCTCTAATAAATGTGCAGTAATATTATAAGATTCATTTAATTTTTCAATATTTGTAATTGGATTTAATAATATATAATTAAAATCACGTTTTCCCATCGGTGTAATGCAATTATTTAATAACGCAGATACACTGGCATACTTTGTTTTGTTTTCACTTATAATATTTAATTGTTTTAAACTATGATTGGCTAAGATTAAATGATCTCCATAATTTTCAATTAGTGGCTCACTTATTTTATCCACTAAATTAGGATTGTGCTTATATGTAAACTCTAATAAAAAAATAAAAGATTGAATAGAAATTCCGTAATGTTGAATTGAGTTAAATAATGTTTCAATATTAATATTTTTATAAAACTTAGTTAAAATTTCTTTTTGATATACTTGTTTTTCGCTATTTTGTAATTCTTTATAAAAGGCAGATTCACTATCATTCATATGAATTTTATGAGTTTTATTTGATATTATTTGTGTATAACTAATAATATCATCAACTTCATTTTTTGGCAAATTACTAATTATAATACATTCATTCGGATTATAAATAGATATAAATCTTTCTAATTCATCATATGTTGCTGGATTATGATAATAAGGTTTAGTAAATTCAAAAATACAAGTTTTTCCTGTAAAAATATCAATATTTGATATTCCTACACTAACATTTTCTATTTTTGTTATTATGTTATATGAGGTATAAATCCAAATACACGTTATATTATTAGATAGTTCGCGACTCTCATTTGAGAAATAAGTGCCAGGAGAGAAAATACAACTTAAGTTTCTAGTAGTATTCTTTTGCGCACTATCTTGCGTATATACTGGAATTGTATATCCATTTTCTTGCATTTTTTTAATATATTTTTCTAACTGAGGTAATCCAAATCCAGACATAACAACCCCTTGCTTTTCTACACAAATGTTTTTTTTACTAATTGCCATGTCATTTATTTCCGCAAATTTAACTATATCACTTCCATAAATATTATTATCTTTATCCATTAATCCATATGCTTCAAAAAAAGAACCAACTTGCATTAATACTAAAGTTTTCTCTCCATATTCTTTTTTATGTTTTTTTGTTAACTCTAAATATTCTTCAACTATAGTCATAAATATTACTATCTTATAATATATAATATAAATATCATTTTAAATATATTTTAAATGATATTTAAAGCTAAATTACTTAAATGTTAAAATATTTATTTTCTGGAACGTCTAGTTTTGCGTCTATTAATACGAACATATCGCTTGCAACGAAGAGTCTTCCGTCTACAATATCTAGGACAGACACGTTTTGTATGTCTCGCTGCTTTTACCGCGCTTTTGGCAGCCTTAACTGCTAAAGTCGCGGCTTTGACCGCTTTAACCATCTCTTTCATTCCTCCTTTGCCTCCGCCGCTTATGGGGGAAGCATTAGTCGCAGCGCTTGGTGGCATATAATCTTCAATTCCCATTTTAATATATATATATACATATACTTTTTTTTATTTTATATTAATTATTTAAAAAATTTTCAATTAAATTATCTTTATTATTATTTTTTATAATTCCGCAAAGAAAACTTTGTTCGTATATTTTTTTAATAATATCTGGCGGGCATTTACTTCCGGATTTAAGTAAATTATGTTGTTTTAAATATTTTTTCATGTCTGTAATTTTGGTTTCTTTTACACGAGCAATGGAATCTACTATATTTTTTCTAGTATGAGCATTTTTAATTAAAACACTTACTATATTATCTTTTTTTCCTAAAGTATATTTAATAGTTTTTGGTTTAGTTAAAGACTTTTCTTGTACGGGTACGGGTACAGACACTGTTACTTTAGAACTTCCAAAGTCATCAATATTTATAGGCACTAAATCATTTACTAAAGTTAATTCTGGTTTCTCTGGTTTATCTGGTTTCTCTGGTTTATCTGGTTTCTCTGGTTCTATAATTATCGCATTGATCATTGGGGTAGTACTAACTTCATTTATAGTTAAAGTAGTATTAGAATTTCCAGATGGTTTTTTAATTGTTTTATTTTTAAATTCTCTAAATGTTGGTAAGCTTCCATTTTTTAGACAACCATATACAGGTACAGATGTTACTGTGTTATTTAAAACAGTGGGTGGTTCGCTTATTTTTTCACTAGAAACAACCGAAATTACAGGAGCAGAATTTTGAATTGTTTTTTCTAAAGGAAAATTTGTTTTTTGTGTTAAATTATTTTGTTTTTTTTTTGATAATGATTTTAAAAAATCTATTGATTGTGAAAAGTCATCAGCGTCTTTATCGTTTTCTATTTTATTTATTTTATTTTTATTCTCAATTTTAATTGGTAATTTTGTAGTTGGACTACTTGAACCACTTGAACCACTTGGACCAGTTGAACCAATATTCTCTTTTAATTTATTATTTCTATGAGATTTAATTCTTGCTAATAATTCTTTTCTTAAAATATTTGGTTTTATAATAGTATTGCTAGATGTTTTAATTGTTTTATTTTTTTTATTAGGAATTTTAAGTAAATCTAGACTAATATTAATTGGTTTAATATTTGACATTTACATTATATTATGATTAATATAATCTAAAATATAACTAATTAATTTATTTTTTCTATTTTGATTCGCAATTATTAGTTACTTTATTACGACGAGTTCCTTTAGGACATTTTTTATTGGGACCTTTTGTATATTTTCTTTTAGTTCTAAATCTAATCACCGATTCGGTTTCACAAACTTTAGTTTTTCTATTTTTACGTGTTCCTTTAGGACATTTTTTTATTTTATTATTGTTACTGTTATTACCTTTAAAACTAGATGTTTTAAAAAAATTTACAGGAATTGGGCTTGGTTTAAAATTACTACTTTTACTTTTACTTTTACTTAAATAATCCATTTTAGAGCTTAATTTAGCTAAAGTTAAAGGATTAGATAAATCTAAAGGCGCAGGAAGCGGTTGAGGGATACCAGGAATTTTAATTCTACTCATCCTAACTATATATATAATAAATAATAAATAATATATAATAAATAATAAATAATAAATAATAAATTAAAGTTTTATTACTATACTATTTTATATGAATACAATTGAATATTTAAAAAAAACGAAAGATACAATAGAACAGTTTAATAAACAACAACAATTAGATATTTTAAAATTATTTATAACTAATAATGTAAAAGTAAGCGAAAACTCAAACGGATGTTTTATAAATTTAACAGAATTAGATAAAAATATACTTTTAAAAACGCAAGAATATATTACTTTTGTAAATGCACAAGATGCTAAATTAAATAATATTGAAACTACAAAACGAAATATTGAAATTGAATTTTTTAATAAAAAAAAATAAAAAAAATAAAAAAAATAATAAATAAAATAAATATTTACTAAATATCATACGCGTTAAACTCAACATATACAGTAACTTTATAATTGGTTCAAGTTTAATCATCATCATTTAGTTCAACGGCAATCCTATACTCAAGTGAAGCGTTTCCTACACTTTCTGGTATTCTATATTCATCGCCAGATATTCTCCAATTTGATTGTTCTATACTATTATAATAAAAGTTGTTGTAATTAAGTATATAGTTATAATAATTTGGCGGCCCACCGTTACCACTAATACTAATATTAATGGTTATAATACTATTTGCAGTTTGTAAACGATTAATTTCAAGAATCTCATGAGACACATTGCCTGAATTATTGTTACTTATAAAACTTTGGTTGCCATAATACATTGCGACACTATATGATTTGCCATAACCCGGTTCAACTAGTATAAAAGTAATTGTTCCATAATATCCAGGACCAGCTGGCGGCGGTGGGCTAATAATAGTAACTGTTTGTGATGCGGTTGCTGATATGTTTGATATATTAGTTGCGGTTAATATATATGTTGTATTTGTTGTAATAACAGGAGCATTTACCCAGTTATTACTTATAAGATTATTAAATAGAATAGATGACCCATTGCTATTAGTGGCACTAATACTGGCAGTGCCACCAAACAGATTACTAAATATTGGTTTTAAAATTACTGAGCTGCCAGACTCAATGTTATTACTTGTTATTTCAAGAGAAACTATTGGAGTAGGATAAGTAAAAGTAATAGTAACACTTGCTTCAAGTATTATGTTGATATTAGTTATAACCCTTAATTTATATGTTGTTGTTACTGTTGGAATAGGAATAATACTGTAAGAAATATCAGAGATAAGGTTAGAATGTAGAATTGCGGAATCAGAAACCCTAATAATATTCGCGGTGCCGCCAAACAGATTACTAAATGTAGGTGTTAGTGTAAGCGAGTCTCCAATAGTAATGGCATAGGCATTTGCTATTAGACTTGCGGTTGGGCCAGGTTGAACATTTATTGTAACACTATATTCAAGTGTTACATTTATATTATTAGTAACCCTTAATATATATGTTGTTGTAATTGTTGGACTAGGAATAATACTATAAGGGATATTAGAGATAAGATTAGAATATAGAATTGTGGAATCAGAAACTCTAATAAGAGTTGCGGGACCACCAAACAAATTAGTAAATGTTGGTGTTAGAGTAAGTGGTTGTCCTAAAATAATAGTATTAGCATAAGCATTGGATATAAGTTTTGCAGTTGGCTGTTGTTGAAGTTTAATAGTTAAACTATAATCTTTTGGACTAGAAATACCATATGAATTTGTTATATTATATTGATTTTGTATAATAGCATTTTTACTTTTACGCCGCATATTAGTTCTAGAAGAAATGGGATAATGGTTATTATTTACTACAATTGATGGAACTGTTTTACACTTATTGTTAGGATTATAGTTTAAATAAAAACTAGAACTAGAATTCAAATTCAAAGTTGAATTTGAATTGGCAAGTTGTGAGTATAATTTACTTCTGGCTTGTAAGTAAGATTTATTGCTGTTAAATTGGTATATTGAATTTGAAGTATATGAACCAGGACGAGATTTAAATAAAGCAGTTTTTATAGAGCAATTAATTATTTTACCATAATTAATAATATCTAATTCTAGACAACTATTTAAATTATCTTTAGTAGTATTAATATAAATTGGCAAACAACTAATCTCTTTAGTAACTATTTTGGTAGTTATAAAATAACCATTTGGTTTGTCAAATAACCCTCCACTATTACGTCGTCCTCGGGATGTTGTTTTTGTTGAATCTGTTATATCATATGATTCATCATTTATATTAAATTGTCGTGGAAATAATTGCTTACGCCAATGTTTAAGCGGTCTTCTTAAGGCAGTTTGTGTGTTTGGATGCGTTCTTGATTTTTTCCACCCTGGCCCAGAATACATATTATTATGAAATACACCTTCTTCGTTATTGCAAACAATATTACCATCTGAGTTTAATTTAACATCAGGGTTATTATATTCTAAATAATCTTCATTGTTTACATTTGTAGATTTTATTAAACTATATTGATTATCAATGATATCTAGTGTATTATCATTATTTGTGGATAAGATTTCTTGTAAAGGCCGATTTTTTACATGCCAAAATCTAGGTTGTAATAATGGTCTAGAGTTTGTAGGTATTAAAGCAATTTTAATACTTGAAATATCATTTTTCCATTTAACATTACATATATTACAATTATCAGTTTCCATTATAAATTATATATAAATTATAAATTATAAATTATAAATTATAAATTATAAATTATATAAAATATATAAATTATATATAATGGTAGTTAATTTTGGAATTCAAGATTTTCCTTACAAAGATTATATTAAACCGCCGGAAGAATTAGGAATATCTTCAAGAGGAGATGTTGGTACTTTAACAAGAGATATTGGTGGATTAATTAATTACATTCAGGTGCTTACTGAAGGAAAAGGGGCAGCAGTAAGAGGAAATCAACCATTAGGAAATAGATATTTTTTTAAAACTGGTGCCAAATGCAAAGATGTTAAAAATGATGAAGAGAAAGACAGATATTTATATATTGATAATGTTCCACCTGGAATGTTAAAAGGATTGCTTCCTGGATTGGTCGGCAGCATTACTAGAATAAAACCTGAAAAATTATTTGATGTTTTTTCTAAAAATCCAGATAATTCATGTGCCGCGGTAACATTACAAACGATAGATAAAGATTTACGCAAATCAAGAGAGACACGTTATTTAAATAAAGCAGATATTAAAACAATTAATGCTTGCTTATGGACTAACAAAACAAATCCAATTAGTGGTACAAGAGGGGGTGACTGCTCTGGCGAACCTCAAGATGGAGTGTGTGATGGTTGTGCCATAGAAACATATTCCAATATTTCTGATATAAATTCTGTTAATTCTATTAATTCTACAAATTATGGTAACTATGAAAATGATTCAACAATTTATGATAAATATATACTAACCGCTTTAATGTTTGCCTTTTTTTTATTAATTTGTTTAAAATTAAAAAAAAATTAAATAATTTAAATAATTTAATTAATGTCTAACTCGTAGTAAAGCAGTTACTGAGGCGTTGTTATTATCGCCACCAGAAGTAATATCATTATAATTTGTATTTTCAGCACGAAGTTTTTTATATTTAACATAATCAGACCCATCATATACAAATTTATTATTTCCAGTCCATAAAGACCCTTGAATAATAGGAGTTTGTGCATAGTTTATCATTGGGGTGCGGCCACTCATTCTTTTACTTGTGGCATTTGACGAATGTCTTGTGCTAGATACTTGATTAATAATGGTTTTATATAATGGATTCCATCCGGGTAATTGTGATGGATCCATATTTGGAGAATTATATGTTAATGCTGGATCGCCAGCATTCATAAATGCTCTAAATGGAGTTAATCCTCCAATATGGGTAACCGTAGTGCCAGCAATAATTACAGTTCCATTATCTAAATTAGGAGAAGAAGTAATTGTGTCACTATTCATATAAACACGGTTATTGCCCATTCTTAATTGTTTTCGCGATAAAGCAAGATCATTTGTTCCTTCTTTAAACCGAGGTCTTAAATTACATCCAACTGGATTACAGTTAGGCCCACATGGTTTTGTTCCTAAATAATTGCTAAATGGATATTTAAAACTATTTATTGAAGTCATTTATATAAATACAATATTAAAAAAATATATTAAATACATTAAAAAAATATTAAAAATTAAAAATTAAAAATTAAAAATTAAAAATTAAAAATTAAAAATTAAAAATTAAAAATTAAAAATTAAATATTGTATTTTTAAGTATTTTCAGTTATAATTCTGGGCGCAATATTCATTGTTATTAATTCTTGAAAAAGTAGTTTACAAGCATATGGTAAATGAATATTATTAAAATCGGTAGTATTATTACAAACCTTACACTTATGAATATGTTCTTTATTATTATATGCCGCAATCATTCCACATTTTTTACATACTTGTGTAACAAATAAATCAGAAACATATAATAATCTTTCTTTATTAAATTGACTGGCACCGTGTGCAACCATCGCATCTTTTTCCATTTCTCCATACCTAAGCCCACCATCACGAGACCTACCTTCTGCCGGTTGTCTAGTTAAATTAACCATCGGTCCAATACTACGACTATGTTGCTTGTCATTAACCATGTGTTTTAATCTTTGATAAAACGCAGGCCCAATAAATATATTACTTCTAATTTGTTCTCCACTTTGTCCATCATATAATAATTCATTGCCTTTGGATTCATATCCTAGTTTTTGTAATTCACTACAAATGTCTTTAATATTAAATTCGCCAAAACTGGTACCGTCGCCAAATAATCCTAATTCAAGAAGCACTTTTCCTAAAAGGGTTTCTTTTAATTGTCCAATAGTCATACGACTAGGAATTGCGTGTGGATTAATAATAATATCAGGCCGAGTTCCATCTTGTGTAAAAGGCATATTGGCTTCTGGAATTATATTTCCAATAGTTCCTTTTTGTCCATGTCTTGATGAGAATTTATCGCCAATTACTGGCTGGCGCAATGTTCTTAATCGCACTTTTGCAAAATTATAACCTTCTCCATTTCTTTCTATATAATTCTTATCAATATAAGTTTCTTCATTTGTTCTATAGATTCTGCTTTGATCTTCATATTTAATTACTTTTGTATGATTATTTCTATTTTCTTTAATTGGTAAGACTTTAGATATAATTATATCTCTATCATTAACCTTAGTATTTTCTGGCATTACACCATTTTCATTTACTTTGTCATAGTTACCAAATTTCATTGATTTTGTTTTTGTAGGATCGGGCTTACATCTAATTTCTTGATCTCCATGAACTTTTTTATCTTCATCTTTTTCTGTATGATAAATAGTGGCTTGAAATAATCCTCTTTCAATTGCACTTTTATTAAATAAAATACTATCTTCTTGGTTATAGCCAGTATAAGTCATAATTGCCACAATTACTTGTGCTCCAGATGGAATCTTATTTAAATTAATTAGATTCATAATACGTGTATCAACTAATGGTCGCATACCATAACTATGGACATATGCTGTTTTATCCATTCTATTATTAAAGTTAGTTACATAAACTCCCATTGCTTGCTTACCCATGGCACATTGATAAGTTAACCGAGGAGCTTGATTGTGTTCTGAAAATGGAATACATGATGCCAAAATCCCAAATAATGTGCTTGGATGTATTTCAGCATGTGTATAATTATAAATATAATTATTATCTTTTTTAGTTAGATCTTTATATTTCATCGCAATAAGACTTGTGTTTTGTTCTCTTGGATCAATATACTCTATTACGGAGTTTTCTATTTTATAATCAGTTAATAAATCATTCCAATCTAATTCTTTCTTTTTTAATTTTGTAATTATTTCATTTGTTAAATAAGTTTTATTATCTTTTACCTTTAATACTGGGCGGACTAATCTACCAGCATCATTACAAATCAAAATTTCTTTAGTTTTATAATTAAATACTATACTTGTATAAATATTGATTAATCCTTTATATTTCTTCATTTTTAATAAAGAATATAATTTAATTGGGTCTTTTGAAATACCAAGCCATGCACCATTGACAAATACCTTAACCTCGTTCATCATATTTTCTGAAAATGGTTCAATATTATTAATTACATATTCTCTAACAGGCTCACTGTCCGTTTCAATTGTTACTGTTGCCAAATAACTTAAGTTTTTAACAACACCAATTGATGCACCTTCAGGTGTTTCAGCTGGGCATAAATATCCCCATGTTGAATTATGTAATTTACGAGGAGGAATAAGCTTACAACTTTTATCAATTGGTGTATTTACTCTTCGTAAATGACTTAAACTTGCAATATATGTTAATCGGTTTAATACTTGCGCCACACCAACTTTATTACTATTTAGTTGTTTTATTCCAAAATCACCAGTTGCCAGCGCCCTTTTAAATCCATTTTCTATTGTAGTTGATTTAATAATTTTGTAAATATTAGTTAATGTAATAATACTTTCATAGTCTTCTCTTGACTTCCACGAACCATTATTAATTTCTTTAATAATTTGTTTTTGCATGTCTTTAACCAATTTATTAAAGTAATTTCTAAATAAATTATTTAATAATGTTCCTGTTAAATCAATCCTTTTATTAATATATGAATCACGATCATCACATGGAACTTCTTTATTATAACATTTAAGTAATTTAAGAATCATATATCCTAAAAAGTAGATTTTTTGTTCTTTTGTATGACAATGTGGAAATATGTCATTTGCAATTACTTCAATTGCAAATTGTCGTTTTTTTAATTGCCCTGTTTCTTTATCCATATTTAATGGTGTAAATATTACTTGTGTTGTTAAATATTTTAAAGCATCTTCTTGTGTTAAATAAATATTTCCTTCAACGATTGATGCTTTTAATTGTTCTAAGTATTTTTTATTAGAACTATTATCAATATCTAATACAATTCTTTTACAAATCTCTTTATCTGTAATAATTCCAAATGATTTAAATAAGGCAACAATAGGAATTGGTTGTTTAAGCCGCGGAATTTGTATATATATACCATAACCATATCCAGTATTTTTTTGACTAATCATAACTGAAATTTGTTTTGGTGAAATTGATTTCCAATCAGGAACTGATTTAATTTCGGCAATATGACTCCATTTGCTATTATTTTTAACAATATCAAAACAATATATAATATTTTCAGCTGCTCTTTCTTGTCCTAAACAAGTTTTTTCAGAACCATTAATAATAAAATATCCTCCTGGGTCCATTTTACATTCTCCACTAATTTCACACGGAATATGTTTATAATGAGTTAATACACATACATTTGATTTTAACATAATTGGAATTTTTCCAATATGAATATTAGGCAATGATTTATAAAATGTATTCACATTATTTAAATTTTCACCACTTCTAATTGTATATTTAATATTTAATGTAACAGTCATATTTGAAGCATATGTAAAGTTTCTTAATCTTGCTTCTTGCGGAAACATTAGTTTTGTTGAACCATTGTTTTCATGAATTTGAGGACGATTAATTCCAAAGTTTTCAATTGTGATACTAATTTGTAATTTATATTTATTACTTTCTTTGTCATAATCATGTTCTGAATTAATAAGAATAGGATTAAACATATTAATAGTATTTGCAATTTGCCTCTCAATAAAATCATTATATGACTCTAATTGATGTCTAACTAACTGACGCAAATGCTCTTTAGAAAAATAGGCATTAATTAGAGACCATGGAAAATCATTATCTAATTCACTCATTTTGCCTAATAAACTTAATTAAATTATATTTCAATTTATATTTAAATTGAAATATAAAATTAAATTAAAAAAATTAAATATTTAATTAAATTAAAAAATTAAATCTGTTTACTTAACTAGTGATTTATCAGCAACTGGTTCTTCCTCTTCCTCAGCAACTTGTTCTTCCTCTTCCTCAGCAACTGGTTCTTCATCCTCATCTTCCGCAGCATCTTCCTCAGCAACTGGTTCTTCATCAGCATCTTCATCAGCATCTTCATCAGCAACTGGTTCCATATCAGCAACATCATCTTTAAGGTCATCAACTTCATCTTCAAGACTTGCAACATCGTCATCAAGTTCATCTAAATAATCTACTTCATCAAGATCATCATTATTGGGCTCAATTTCTTCATATACTTCATCATCAATAACTTGTCCAACCGATAGTTTGGCTAATTTACTTGCTCTAACAATTTCTCCAACTACAGAAATTTTTAAATCATTTAATTCAAATCTTGAGCCAATTATTCTAATTGTTATTTGTTGTTCGGGTTTAATAGTTGAAAATAATTTATTTAGATAATTATGATCGCGAGCTATAAAAATAATTAATGGAGAAAATTCATCTTCAATCTCCGCACGGATTCCAGCTTTTGTAATGTTTTTTGCCACACAATTAATTATTTGACCTTCACTTGGATTACAAACTAAACATTCAAACACTACTTGAAATTTAATATTTTGGTTTTCTTGAATGCCATTTGAATATGATAAAATTATAATACTATTTGGTTTAATATATCCTTCAACAATACATTTATCTGAAATTTCTTTTTCAATAACTTCTTCCATATATTGATTTAAATCTTCTGTTTTATTTATAATAGTTGTAATATTTCTCATTGGTATAATAATTTTTTTTGTAATAATTGTTCTATTATATAAGTTATTTATTCTACTATATTTTTTTGACATCGGTATATATTAATACTATATAATAGTGTATATTTAATTCAATTTTATTATAGTTTTATTATAATTATAATTCTAATTCTAATTATAATTCTAATTCTAATTATTTTTCTGTAAATAAAAAGTCTTCGGTTGGAGTTAAAAACCATAGTTTGCCATTTGTTTTATTTTTACTATTTAATCTTAATAAAAACTCTTCTAAAATACAAATCTCTTCTTTTTTATATTTCTTTTCATTTATTAATTCTAAATTTGCAGTAGAAGAATCTAAATTACTTAATAAATTATTTAAATTTTCTACTATTTTTTTATTTCTTTGAATACAAGTGGCACCTCCATCACTTAATTTGCCTTTAAACTTATAAAATAATTTGTCTGATTCTTTATTTTTATTAATCAATCCCATAAATCCATATGGAATATTGGCATTTGTTTTAATGTATAATTTTTTCTCCTGAATTAATTGTTCTAAATCATATTTATCTTCGCTTAATGCTTTTTGCCAAATATATTTATCTTTGTTTTTATATTTTGTTACTATTTCATAAGATACTTTTTTTATAATTTTATTAAATTTAGGTAATAATAATGCTGTTATATTTGTATAATTTAATTCATTATTTTTAAAATAATTTAATATATTTTTTTCAAATGTTGTAAGTGTTTCTTCTTCTTTATTATATAAATAATTTAATAGTTCCATTAAATCATAATATAACAATTCTTCTAACATATGATTTATTAATAATTCATATAAATCATTTTCAATAGAAAGATTATCTTTTAAAAATATTGTTTTAAAGTCATATAATATTGGCCCGGCCAATATATACCAATCTTTAGATTTCTTATCTATAATTTTATTACTAACATTAAATTTAACCAAATTATAATATTCTTCTAATTTACTAATTATAGTATTTGTTGTATTTGTTGTACTTTGTTTTTCACTATTATAAACTATTGGTTTTATTTTTGGAGTTGTATTTGGGCTTGTCGGAGGGCTTTGTTGTGGGCTAGATGTTTTGCTTGATGGGTCTAATCCAATAATTTGTAGTTTATTATTTTTATGAGAAATAGGAACACTTCTCTCATATAAAGAAATATTAACATCACTTAATTCAAGTGGTTGAAAAAAATAGTAGTTTCCAAGATTAATTAATTTGCCTTGTCTATTATATTTATCAGTAATAATTTCGTTATTATTTTCTATTAATTGTTCTAATCCTTTAAATATTTGTAAAGTTGGAAATGTTTTTTTATAATTTAATTGACTTAACAGCTCATTGCGTTCATAATAATATTTATCTTTAAACAATTCTTTTATTCTATTTATTATTCTTTCATTATTATTAAAAAAACTATCAGAATAACTTAAATTATTTGTTTCTTTTATTTTATCTTCAGGATAACATTTATATAAACATGAATCTAAAAAGTCGCAATTTGTTGTAAATGGTTTATCTCCTACATTAAAATTAATAGTTCCTCCTGTTGATAATGTTTGTTGAATAGTTAAGTTCATTATTTCCGCACTAAAGTTTTGTTGTGAAGTATTCAATAAACAATCAACAGAAACCTCTTTTAACACTCTAGTAACTTGCCCTATTTTAACTGCTTTATCTTCCGCATTTCTGTATAAATATAAATCATAAGCTTCTTTGTCAGTATTCACTATTGTAGTTCCATATAAGTATATTTGAACATTTCTATATGTTAAATCTAAATCTTTATGACTACAATTTCTAACAGCACGACCAATAATTTGTTCTATTGCGCTTAAATTCCACCATGGTTCTAAAATATGTACTTGTCTAATAAATTTAAAATCTATACCTTCGGCACCAGCTTCTGAAATAATTATTACTTTTATTTTATTACCATCTATGTTTTCTTTACGTGTGACATCTATTACTTCTTGTGCGCTGTTTGGTGATAAATTGACGTTTCCAGTAATCATAATATATTTTGCGGGAATACTTGTCTTACTTCTAATATTTTCATATGTTTTTAAATCTAAAGGCACAATTGGAGGCGTTTCAAATAATGAATCAGGATTATTATATCTACTAAATCCCATTTCTTCAAGCGCTAATGCCATTGGAATAACACCTCCTGCAATATATTTTGAATAAATTAATACAATTCCGGTAGAATTTTTTATATTGTCACAAATTGCTTTTATTTTGGCACTATAGGTTGCAATTCTCTCTTGAGAGAATATCCGACCATATTCAGAAAGTATATTATTTTTATATTTAAACTTATTTAAATTTTTTTTATCATAATCCATAACACTTTCTAACCCTGAAATACCAGCAATTATATTACTAGTATTCATTGGTATAACCCCCTTTTCCATTATTTCTTTGTTTGGATATACTATATTTAAAGGATATAACAATTGTAAATTTAACCCTAAACTTTGCGTTGTATTTTTAGTTGATTTCATTGTTTTTCTCTCTTCATTATCTTCGCCATTCTCATCAGTATCATCATTCTCTCCATCTAATTGTTTGACAACCTTATTTGTTTGACTAGTTAAAATATTATTAAGAGTTATTGTGTAGACATCACTTTGATATTTTTCAGCAGAAACAATGTAGAGAGATAAATATTTTATGTTATTTATTTGTTGATTATTAAAATCTATAGATGGATAAATAAATTGTCCTTGATATACAGTACTAGATTGCCATATTGTGTTTTTATTACTATCATAATTTGTTTTTTCTGGCGCAAAATCATAAGGCCAAATTTTAAATGGAAATGTATATGGATTATCGCCTCTAACGAATGAAATATATCCAGTTGATTTTCTTCTTAAAAGTTCTTTGCCACCTTCTACAAAATTACCGTCTTTTCCAAATACGTCACTTTTGCTTATTTTGTCTCTATTGTCATTTTTATTCATAATATTTAAAATCCAAATAATTTCTTCTTGATTATTATATAATGGAGTGGCCGATAAAAATAAAAGACGTAATTCACGCACATTGTTAAATAATAATTGAAAATTACGAAGAATTTTTGTATTTTCTTTGGTTGATTTTGTTGGATTACCTTTTATAATATCAGAAACCTTAGAATTCTCTTTTGTATTTTTAATATTATGAAACTCATCAATTATTATTAATGTATTTTTATATTCTTGTTCTAATTTTTTTTGTATAATAATTTCTTTATTTTTATTGTCAGAAGAAATAATTGTTATTTTTTCTATGTCATTTGCAAATTTCAAATATCCAAAAAAAGAATAATATTTATCAATTAAATTGTTTATTAATTTAATTATTTTCTCTTTTGGTAATCCCTGTATGTTAAGTGGATTTATTTCTTTTAATAATTTATTTCCAATACAATTTTTTATGTTCCAATTATTACTAACTTGTTCTAATTTTCTCTCATCAAATAATTGAAGACGGAAGTTCTCTAAAACATTTGGATTTGCAATAATTATAATTTTTTTATTAATACCTAGATATTTAATATAATCTCTCATCTCTTCTGCCACGCCAATTGCTGAACAAGTTTTACCACTACCAAGTCCATGATACAATAATAAACTGTTATATGGCGTATTATATGATAAAAAGTTTTTAACAAATTGTTGATGTGGAGCTAATTCAAAATCAGCAGAGCATAATCTATTTGATTCTTCATTTATATCTGCTAATGTTCCGTTATATTTTGTATCATCAAACTCTTGTTTTTCAGCAATTTTTCTATTAAAAGATTTATCATTTAAATTTGGATATAGTTCTTTATACTGATCACTATTAACATCTGAATTCCATAAGTTATATTCCTCTTCTTCTAAATTGTTACTCATATTAATATATTAATATATTTTATATTAATATATTGTTTAATTAGTTTAATTAGTTTAATTAGTTTAATTAGTTTAATAAATTAAATAGGTATTAATAATAGTGGCAACGCGTTTTAATATATCTATTTTTTCTTGATTATATGGTCGTATATGTTTAATACAATCATTATAACTTTTCCATTCTATTTTACTAACTTCAGATTTTTGATAATTATTTAAGCTTATAGTGTCATTCATATAAGCAACATAATATTTATGTTTATAAGATTTATAATTTGAACCAGTAAATAATTCTTCTAATGGCAATAAGTTATAAATAATTTTTAAAGCATCTTTAGAACATCCAGTTTCTTCTTCAAACTCTCTTGTTGCACATGTCAAATCTTTTTCTTGTAAGTTACGTCGCCCTTTAGGAAAGCCCCATTCAGGATCAATCCAGTTTGTAGATGACTCATTTATTAGAGAGTCTAAATTATATTCACAAGTTTTTAATTTTATACCTAATTTTAACATATTGAATTTTTCTTTTGATATTTTATATTCACTTTTATATTGAATACCTATATAATCACCCCATAAATCATGCCATAAATCATCAAAGTCTTTTTCTAGTATATTTTTTTTTTCTAATAAAGTCATTTCATTTATAATATTAATTATATATCTTTTATTATGTAAATGATATTTTCCTCTAATAAAATCTACATAGCCTAAACTATCTTTCCTGCAAATCATTAAAAACTTTAATTCATTTGCATTATTATATACAATAATTCCACTGCTCGTTATAGGATTTTTGCATTGATGAAATAAATGTCCATGTTTTCCACAATTATTACAAAATGTATAATCTGTCATTAATATATCTTATTTCTTATATGTTATATATAAAATCTTTTTATATATATTTATTCTAATGAGTTTAAATAAACCATTTTTAAATCCAAAAGTATGGGGACCACATTATTGGTTTGTACTGCACACAATTGCTTTAACATATCCACAAAAACCAAATGAAACGGTTAAGAAAAAATATTATGATTTTATACAAAACTTACCTTTATTTATACCAATAGAAAATATGGGGAATTTTTTTAGTAATTTATTAGACACTTATCCTGTGACGCCATATTTAGATTCAAGAGAATCCTTTATTAAATGGATGTATTTTATACATAATAGAGTAAATAAAGAATTAGATTATAAACAAATTTCTTTATCTGAAAGTTTAGAAGAATATTATAAAAATTATACAAATTATCATAGCAAATCAAATCACTCAAATAGTATTATAATTAAAAAAGAATATATTTCTTTTTTAATAATTACAGTATTATTTTTTTTGGCAATTTATTATTATAAAAAAAGTTAATATATATTATATATATAAGTTAATATAATGCATGAAACTAAAAAAAATAAATTAAATAAATTAAATAAATTAAATAAATCAAATAAATCAAATATAAAAACAAAGAAAGGGGGTAAAGTATTAGACAGTGGAGCTTATGGTTGTATATTTTATCCCGCGTTAAAATGTAATAATAAAAAAACAAGAACAAATGGAATATCAAAATTATCTTTAAAAGAACATAGTATAGCTGAGTGGAATATATATAAAAAAATAGTTACTTTATTAAAAGTTATTCCAAATTATAAAAAATATTTTTTATTAGATAACTTTTCTAGATGCATTCCTGATAAATTAACAGAGCAAGATAAAAATAACTTTGCAAAGTGTGATATTTTACGCGAATATAATTTTAATAATATTAATGATAATCTAAATAATCTTATGATTATTAACATGCCATATGGAGGAAAAAATTTAGATATAACGATAAATAATAATTTAATATCTTATAATGATTTAACATTATTAATAACTAATTTAATAAATAAAGCAATTATTCCAATGAATAAATTAGATATATATCATTTTGACATAAAACCAAATAATATTTTATATAAAAATAATAATTTAAAACTGATTGATTTTGGAATGTTAGATTTCAAAGATAAAAATAATAGTATTCCAAAAAATTTACTTAAAACTCTAGGAATACAATTTAATTCTCCAATTAGTAGTATTTTATTTAATTCATTTTTTTTAAACAGAATAAATTATTTATTAAAAGAATTTATTTTAAATAAATCAACTTTAACTATTACAAGCATTGCTCATATTTTTAAAACTATTTATAACAATTTTATTTATAACTTTTCAGAAGGACATGAAAAACTATTAGAAGAAATATTAGAAACAATGTCTAAATTGAAAAATCTAAAAGTAATGAATCCTAAACTTGCAATAACTGATTTAATATGTAATTATTGTGCTCATGTAATTTTTCATTTTTATGATTTTAAGAAGCAAGAGTTTGATTATCAGAAATATTTTGACACTATTTATTCTAAAAATGTAGACATATATGGAATATTAACTTGTTATATATATTATATTTTAAGTCCACATTTAAGTTATTCTAATAATTTTAAAATCCAAATAATAGATGTTGTATATGAGTGTTTTTTAAGTTATAAATATAGTGTAAAAGTTATACCAATTACACAAATTATGGCTCAATTAAATAAAATTAAAATGTAATAATTAGATTATATAAAATATAATATTTTATATTATATATTTTATATTATAATTTTATATATGAAATTAGAGATTATAATACTATTGATTACAGGATTCTTTGTTATAAATGTATATAAAGATGGAAAATATTTGAATATGCTTAAAAAATGGAAAAAATATTATCAAATGGCTTTTTATGGTTTTATTGGATTATCATTATTACTATTTATAAAAAAATATCCATCTCAAAGCAAAGATTTCTGTCTTCAAGCAAACAATTTTGTTAAGTTTACGCCAATAGATAAAGAAAGCAAAGATTTGCTTTCTCCTATATTAAAATTTGCTTCTTATAACTACAATAACGATTATCAAGACCCCTCACAAATTAAACGAATATTAACTAGTGGTTCTAATGCCAATTCTAATGTAAAAAGAAGTGTTGGCGAAACTAAAAAAAAATATATAGCAGCACAACAAAATTGGAAGTGTGGCAAGTGTGGATGTATGTTGCCAGCATGGTTTGAAGTAGATCATAAGTTACGATTAGAATATGGTGGTTCTAATCATATAAGTAATTTAGAAGCACTATGTCGTAATTGTCATGGAGAGAAAACAGCATTAGAAAAATTATAATTTAATAGTATTTTAATTATCTCATTATAATATAATTAAAATGGCAGATAATGAAGTTACAGACCCAAGTAAATTTTTTAATATTTTAATTATAGCAACTAGTATTTATGTAATAATAATGTCAATTATTATTTATTATGCTCTTGTTGTTCCAATAAAACCTACACCAGATAAGTTTAGCGATGAATATATTAAAAAACAAGAACAAATAAGTATAGAAAATTATTTTAAAGAAAAAAATAAACAACAACAAAGCAGCTCTCGTGTTTATAATTATCTTAAAAATTATAGTGTCAAGTTTACAAATTATTTTAAAACAACTATAGATTGGTTTTATGACAATAGTAATTTTTTTATAGTTTTATTTACAGGATTTGGATTTAGCGCTTTAATCTTAAGTTGGATTAATTATTATGAATCAAAAGAATTAGGACTTATAACAACAACAACGACAAATGATGAAATTAAAAAACTAAATAAGCAGATAAAAAAAATAAATCTATTTGATAAACCAATTCTTCAAATTAAAAAAGAAGCAATAATTAAATCCATTGCTGAAAAATATGATGATAATGGTGATAAAAATAAAAAAGAGAGAGAAATACAAGAAGCAATAAATAATTATAATAATGAAATAGATAATCTTAATAATAATACTGAAAACTATAAACAAATTTCCAAAAATATAAATATTGCTTTGTATGAGAAAATAAAAATCCCATTTTTATGGGTTACTGGATTAACGTTTTTAATATTATTATTATTTTTAATAACATTCACAAGTTTTAAACTAGAATATATCCAATTTATAGTTAATGTTCTTATTTTAATTGGTTTAGTATCATTGTTATATGATTATTTTGAAGAGTTCCAAAGTGAAATAGGTATTGCTCTTATTTTTTTTATAATATTTACACTAATAGGTGGATTGATTATTGGAAGCATATTTGGTCTAATTGGTTATTTTGTAGGTTATTATTTAAACTTATATATAAATCAAAATAAAAGTGGATTTCGGTATTATAAAAATATTTTAAATTTTATAAATCTTGTAGGCGGATTTTTACCTTGTTTATTTATTAATTTTGCAATCTGGATTAAAGAAGAATATCTAAAGACAAATAAAAAAATTTTAATTTTACTTGGAATTGAAGCATTATTAGTGGTCTTTAAGTTTTTAATTCCATATATTTATAAGTTATTTAAAAAAGTATTTAGTCCAAAAGAAAATATATTATTGGTTAATCCAGTGCCTTTAGATAGAGTTCATAATTTGGGTTTATTTTTAACAAATGAAGAAGTTAAATTAAAAAATACTTCAAAACGAGACACCTCTGACAAGTTTTTTAATTATAATTATGCGATTGCATTTTCGTTATGGATTTTTCCGCAACCAAAATCAGTATCGGATGCCTATACTAAATCAAGCAATTTAATAAATATTAGTGATATTGTTAAAGTAATACACAATAATAATACTATTGAGTTTTGGGCAGCGACAACAGTGCCAGGAGAGAATCCAAATCGTTTAGTCAAAATATATGAGTTTAAAGAGTTTAAATATCAAAAATGGAATTCTATTATAATTAATTACCAAGGCGGTAGTCTTGACATATTTATTAATAAAACATTAAAATCATCTACTCCAAACATTACACCTTTAAAAAATAATAATAGTGCTGTAATTGGTGAAATAAATGGGATAAATGGCGGGATTAAAAATGTATCTTATTTTCAAAAGTCTCTCTCTCAACAAGATATTAATTTAAAATTATAAATAAAGAAATAAAGAAATAATTATAACTATGACTATGAATATGATAGTTAAATCTATTGAAATTGCCAAATTATACATTTCAGAGTTAAATGTTAGAAAAACATCAAGCAGTATCAATGATGAATCAAATATTGAGGATTTGGCAAATGATATTAATTCTAATGGTTTAATTAATCCAATCACAGTAAGTTATAATATAAATAAAGATAATTATGAAATTATTGCTGGAAGTCGTCGTTATAAAGCGATGTTGCGATTAAACGCATTAACTATTCCATGTAATATTATTAATGTAGACACACATAAAGCAGAAGAAATAAGTTTAGTTGAAAATATTAATCGTAATCAAATGACTACCTATGATAAAGTTAAAGCATTTGCCAAATTATTTGAGGTTTGTGAAGATAACATTGATAATATATGTAAAAAAGTAAATATTTCTAAGATAACTATTCAAAAATATTTAAAAATTAAAGATTTACCCGAAGAATTATTAAAATTATTAGATACAAAAAATAATGAACATAAAAAAATATCTGTAGATTTAGCATTACAATTAGTAAATTATAAAAATTTACCAAATCATAAATTAGACGTTATTGAATTATTTAATTTAATTCAAGACACTACAAATAATGAAAAAATAGAAACATTAGAAAAATATATAAAAGATTATGAAAAATCACATAATAATTCAAATGAAACCAAAATAGAAATTGAGACAAAGCTTGAGACCGAAACTAAAACAGAAAATAATACAGAAATCAACACTGAAACAACGCCTGAAAATGAATATCAATATGAAATTGATTATGAAGAAGAAGAGAAAGAGAAAGAGAAAGAGAAGATAAATAATATTAAAGAAAAAGTTAAAAGTCAAAATACAAATTCTAAAAACTGGAGCAATCAAAATAAAAAATATAAATTTCTTGACCCGTATGTAATTGATAAAAAAAATAATGAAATAATAATAATACCGGCAACAATGTATGAAGAAATAGTGGAATTAATTAAATCAAAAACTGGAGGAAATCCATGTAGTTTAATACTATAAATTAATAAATTAAATTTTTTAATTATCTAATTATATTATATTATGGATTTATTGGAAATAATTTTAACAGTAGTTATAGGTTATTTTATTATATACTTTTTGTGGTGGTTTTATGTTAGACAATTTATTTTATTAAGCGATTGTCGTTCAGGAACATTACCTTTAACAATATCACCAGACAAATTAAAAGGAAATTTACATACAAATAGTTACTCTTATTCAATATGGTTTTTTGTTACTGATTGGTCTCATAGATTAACACAACAAAAAATATTATTAATGAGACGCAGTCCAAATGGTTCTGTAAATCCAAAGATTTATTTTGATCCATATGAAAATAATATTAATGTAGCAATTAATACTTATAGTTTGCCAAATGCTCCAAGTGCAGCAACGACATCAACTACTGGCACCTCTACTGCCGCCTCTACTGGCGCTTCATCTGGCGCTTCATCTGCCGCTTCATCTGGCGCTTCATCTGCCGCTTCTTCTGCCGCTTCTTCTGCCGCTTCTTCTGCCGCTTCTTCTGGCTCTTCATCAGCTGCAGCAGCCGCTGCTGCTGCCGCTGCTGCCGGTTCAGTAGGTGTAGAAAGTTTTGATACAATAGAAAGCTTTGACAGTGATTATGGAACCACCGCATCTTATACCGCAGCAGCAATTGCCGATGCTGCTTCAGCAAGAGCTGCTTCTGTTGATGCTTATTTATCTACATTAGCTGATTATAATTATGCAAATTTTGATAGTTCAAATACATATCAAGGAATAACAGGTGCAACCGGAACAGCTGGTTCAAACAGGTCATCAAACACTGCTTATATTTGTAAAATAAATAATTTCCCATTACAGCGCTGGGTAAGTTTAGTGGTATCATTAAACAATAGAACTTTAGATTTATATTTAAATGGAAAATTAGTAAGAACTTGTATATTGCCAGCAACCGCTGTTATAGATTCTACAGCATCAGTTGTTCTAACGCCAGACGGTGGATTTAAAGGTTGGACATCTAATACTCAATATTTTTCAAAAGCACTTAATCCACATGAGGTTTATAATATTTATTCAACTGGTCCAAAATGCGGAGGCAGATTAAGTTTATTTGATAGATATAAATTAAAATTAACATATTTAGTAAATAATCAAGAAACGGGTTCTTTAACTATTTAATAACTTTTTTAATATATATATATTTTAATATGAACTTTCAAGATTTTAATAATAAAAATATATACAGTAATTTAGCCTTTTTAGAAACAAATACTATTGTCGCCAAACTTGCCTTTTTAATTTTGATAATATTTATTTTTATTATTTTATTAAAATTAGGAACTGAAATACTTGGTTATTTTTTTACACCCGATGATGATCCAATATTAATTAAGGGACTTCAAGATGGCACTACTTTCACAAGAATTCCAGTAGATCCTAGAGAGAAGAAATCAATCCCAATAGTACGATCTCAAAATAAAAATGAAGGTTTAGTATTTACATGGTCTACATGGTTATTCTTTAAAGAACCAGACATCCAATCAAGAGGAACTGCTCCAGGACAATCATTATCTAGACAAAAACAATTTAAACATATTTTTAATAAAGGAAACGATTATTGTGTTGATAATGGAATTGTCCAACCAAACAATGCACCTGGGTTATACATATCAAGCGATCATAGGGAATTATTAGTAGTAATGAGCACTTTTGAAAATCCAAGTGAAATTGTTACTATTACTAATATTCCAGTGCAACATTGGCTTAATGTTATAATTAGAGTAAATCAATACAAATTAGATGTTTTTATTAATGGAACACTTACTAAAAGCGCAATATTAAAAGGTTTGCCAAATCAAAATTATGAACCTGTTTATGTTGCATTAAATGGTGGATTTCAAGGTTTTATTTCAAAGTTACAATATTTTGCTTATTCTATTGGTGCCAATAAAATACAAGAGATTATAACAGCTGGTCCAATGTTAACAGGTATTGGCGGCAATCTTACTAATACCACTGCTGATTATTTGTCTTTTAGATGGTTTTATCCGTCCCAATCATCAGAATCTTAAATTATTTATAACTATTTATTAATCTTATCCAATAGTCTAACTTTATCTTTTCCATATTAAACTCATTATTCTCAAACATTATTTTAAATCTAACTATTGTAGTTGTCAATAAATCAACAGTAATATTTTTCCAATCATTAACAATTAATACAGGTAAATCTTTATATAAACTATCAATCTCAGAAGTTTTAACAATTGGGATACAACCTAAACATAATGCTTCCCAAGTGCGATGACAATCTAGTCCGCCTCCATGCGGACTAATTACAAATGTAAAATTTACTTGTTTATTCCATGTAACGACTCGTGTTACTGGAGTTTTTTCGTAATATATTAAATTTTTGTTAATATTTTGAAATGCATCTTTTCTATCATATCCTAATTTAGTATTCATTGTAAAATGAAAATTTGCGTAACAATAAACATTACGATTCCAAAAAGGACGCGCTTTTACTTTTAAAGATATTAACTGGTCCTCTTGTTCTTTACAACTAGATAAAGGACCCCATATTGAATTTGTTGTTAATGTATGATAATCTAACCCAATAGGCATTTTTGTTATTTTGTGATGTTGAATTGTCATATTTTGACAAAACCAATGTATTAAACGAGAATCATTTAATAAATTATTAAAGTCACTATTACTTAGTATTTGTTGTGGAATAGTTTCATCACAATCACCGCTCACTAAAATAAAACGAAAATTAATTAAAGGCAATACTTCATTCATAAAATTTATTAATGCGCTTGTACATATATAAATTGAAGGATTTTTTATATGTTTAATTGTTTCAAGATTAGGATAATTAATTAGATGTTTAATACTAGATAAAGGACTAGATGAATAATAATCACACGATTTTAAAATTCCTCTACTTGAAACATAAATATTATTATTTTCTTCCATTATATATTTATTATATTATTATATAATAAATAAATAAAAATTTATACTTAAATATAAGTTATATAAATAATATATAATAATAGTATGTGGGAATATCATGATCAACAAAATTATAATGTTCATAAAGAACAAAATTTAGGTCAAATATGTAATGATAGATTTTCTGAGATAATTAGACAAATTACTAAAGAGGTATCAAATTGTAGTTTTTTAGAAATAGGGACATGGAATGGGTTGGGAAGTACTAAACAATTTGTTGATGTGTTAAAAACTAGAAGTGATGATTATATTTTTTATAGTTTAGAGTGTAATAAGGATAAATGTAATGATGCCTGTAATTTATATTTATCAGAACCAAAAGTAATTATTCTTAATGAAGTATTATTTAATCATGAACCAAATAATTTTTATGAAATATTCCCACAATGTGCCTCTAATAATTTATATAAAGAATGGCATAGAGTAGATATGGAAAACATGAAAAAATGTAATTTATTTTTGGAGAGATCTAATTTACCTGAAGTTTTTGATGTAGTATTGTTAGATGGGGGAGAGTTTACAACTTATTTTGAGTATCAATTAATTAAAAATAGATGTAAATATTTATTATTGGATGATATAAATGTGGCGAAGTGTACTAAGATAGTAGAAGAAATTAAAGCTGAACCCGAAAAATGGGTTATAATTGAAGAAAATAGATCTGTAAGAAATGGATTTTTAGTATGTAAAAATTTAAAAAATTAAAAAATTTAAAAAATTAAAACTTTAAATTTTAAACACTATTAAATATTTAATATTTAAATAATATTTAATATTTAAATAATATTTAAATATTAAATATTATTTAATATTAAATTAATAAATGAGTTTTATAGAAACATTTAAAGATAAATTTTATTTTATTGGATGTGATATTGAAACAAAATTAATAAATAATAAAGAAATAAAAATGCTAACTGTTCCAAATAATTATATTACTATAAATGCTCAAGTACAAAATTGGATAAAAGATTATAATACAAATGCTAAACATACCAAACATTTTGCCATTAGAACAGGAAAAGTAAGTGGGATAACTGTTTTAGATTTTGATACCGAATATGCGTATAAAATGTTTTGTGCGAATGTTCCAAACTTTGAAACTTATTTTACAGTTAAAACAAAAAAAGGTTGGCATGTTTATTGTTTATATGACCCTAACTTAAAATCACAGATAAATGCTTTAAAAGGATTAATTGAAATTATAGATATTAGAAACGATCCGTATCACAACGACTTTTTTAATAAAAAAAATTTAGATGGTGGACATGTAATTTGCCCGCCAACCAGTTACGCAGGCATCAACGGAAACTATTTTACTTATAAATATTTAGGAGGAACAATTAATCCAGTTCCACAATATTTATACGATTGTTTAAAAATTAAAAAAATAAAAAGAAATAATAAATGAGTTTAAATTTTATAGAAAAATTTAAAGATAAGTTTTATTTTATTGGTTGTGATATTGAAACAAAATTAAAAAATAATTATGAACTTAAATGGGTAACTTTTCCAAAATATAATAGAAGTATGGGAGCTGAAGTAAGCAATTGGATAGAAGATTATAATACAAATGCTAAAGATACAAAACATTTTGCCATTAGAACAGGAAAAGTAAGTGGAATTACTGTTTTAGATTTTGATACCGAATATGCTTATAAAGTGTTTTGCGCAAATGTTCCAAACTTTGAAAGTTATTTTACAGTTAAAACAAAAAAAGGTTGGCATGTTTATTGTTTATATGACCCAAATTTAAAAACCTGCAATAATGTTTTAAAAGGATTAATTGAAATTATAGATATCCGAAGTGATCCTTATTTAAATAAAAAAACTGGAGTATTAGAGGGTGGTCGCATCATTTGTCCACCTACATGTTATCTAGGTATTAATGGAAACTATTTTACTTATAAATATTTAGGAGGAACAATTAACTCAGTTCCACAATATTTATATGATTGTTTAGAAATCATAAAAAATAAAAAATAAAAATAAACTATATAGTTATATTATTATGAATAATAATGTAACTATTGTTCTTACAAATAATAATAGTACTTATAATTCTTCAATTACTGGTTATTTTATATATACTAGAGCAAATACCGAAATTATTGAAATCATAACCGGCGATGGGGGCGGCGGTGGGGATGGCGGATACGATGGTGGTGGCGGCGGTGGTGGCGGCGGCGGTGGCGGCGGTGGTGGCGGCGGTGGCATTAGCAGGGGCGGCGGCGAGGATTATGAAGATTTTGATTTTGATACTTTTCTCTCCAAAAATTATTTCACAGAAGTAATTACATATCCAACAATTTCTACACCTATTTTTTTTCCAATAAATTCTAATAGTTTAACAGTTAATTTGCAAGTTTCAAATAGTTTTCCAGATATAATATTTAATATTATTTTATATAATGATTTAAAATTTACTTTGTTTCAATTAAATGTTCCCAATAATACTCCAATTATAAATAATACTAATACAGAAGTTAATGGTATAATTGATACATCTATTCAACGAAATTTTACTATTAATTTAAATATTGGTCTTACTAATATTACGAATGAAATAATAATAACACCTGATGAAATATTAACCCAAACGGTTACTAAAAGTGCATTTGATTTAGTTGAGTCGGGATTAACTTTATGTCAAATAGAATCGCTTAAAACAAGCAGATTAAATGAAATTTTAAATAATATTGAAACATTAAGAAATTATAGTAGAGATACTGGTTCTTCTACTGGTTATAATAATAATGGCAGTTTAAATCAAGCAGGTTCTAGATATACCGAAAACTTTCCAAGTGAAAAATTTGCCAATAGTGTAGGAATTAACGAATTATTACTTAGTAAAAAAAAATATATGTTTTCAAATAGTTTAAATAAAAATGTTGTAAGCGGTCCAATTGCATTTAATACTTTGGGTGGTTATACTGATAATTTACCATACAATGCTGGTTCTTCTGGACTAACCAAAGTTCAGCAATATGCCAACGCAGCGCGAGGACGAACATTATCAGGTGGTCCTGGCCGACGTTATGGAGTTCAATTTTATGATGGAAGATCATTAGTTTCTATTCCAAATATATATAATCAAACGAATCAAACGAATCAAACGAATCAAACGAATCAAACGAATTCAACTATAAATATCTGTGCTTTTACATAAAACAAAAATAAAATAAAATAAAATATATATATTAATAGAATGAAAACTAAATTAACATTTCAAATAATAAAATATATAGCAATTTTATTTTTTATATATCTTATATTAATATATTTCAAGATATTGCCAAATACTGAAAATAATAAAAATAATAATGAAACAAACAATAAAAACAATAAAAATAATATATATAAATTAGAAAAACTAGAAGCAGTATGTCCTTTAACTATATTTAATCCTAATAAACAATCAATAAATGATTTAAAACCTAGGGAGAATATACCAAATCCCGATATTTCAAATAGCAAAACACAAGTAAATAATCAAACAAATAAAATTCATTATTGCTCTGTTGAGAAAAATACTAATAATAAATCAAATCAACATTGCATGTTAGGAAATATATATTTAGATATAGAAAAGTGTAATAATTTAGAATAATTTATTTTGGTTTATTTAAATGATATAAATAATCTGTATTTGGGGACTTTTCATTACGTTTAACTTGTTTATAAATTACGTCTATTTTTTCTGTCAAGTTTTTAATAATATCTGTATTTACATTATTATTGATTAAAGAATTATCTAATAAAACATTTTCAGTAATAAAACTAATGGCCGTATATATTAAATATTTACGGATTTTATTAAGTGATGGTTTATATTTAATACAAAATAAAGAAAATAATGAATTGATTATTTTATTATAATTTTTATTTTGTGTAACTTGAATTATGCCATCCCAAATTACCCATACAATATTCATTTGATATTTTTCTTCAACAATTGCAAATTCTCTACGGTCGCATTCACAATTATGTTTTTTTTGTTTAGATATGTAATCAAATTTTAGTATCCATTCTACCCAATAACAGGCGGTAATACTATCTTTAACATCATAAGAGATACTATACATAAACTCATTAATTGCTATAAATATTTCTTTTGGATCTTGTTTTTTAAATATATTATTTGCATATTCTATATTTGGTGCTTTTAATTTATTTGTAATATTTGTAATGTCAAATTCTTCATTTGATTTAATTGCATAATCGTCAAATGCGTGATTTTTTTTAGAAAAACAAAGAATAGAAATTATTTCAGCAAATAGTTTTCTATTTTCTTGATTATTTCTCAATTCTAAATCATTTATTATAGAACTATCATTTGCAATATTTTTAAATTTAATAAATCTATAAGCAAGATATACATGTAATTTAGGATTTGAAATATGAATATAACGGCTAGAATAATATATTATTAAATTCCATAATTCATTATAATGTCCGGCACATATTAATTCAATAGACCAATAAAAAGCTGGTTCAATGTCGCATTTTTGAATTGATTTAATTAATTCTCCTTTTACTTTTGATTTTGCAAATCCAGAAAATGTTATATTTTTAAAATCAGTATTACTTCTTATATCATTAATTTCAAATTCATTCATATAATCTTAATATCTAAAAAATAATAAATAAAAAAATAATAATATATATTAGATAAATAAGATGTTTGAATTAGAAAAAATAAAATATGTAGAAATTATTTTATTTGTTTTATTATGTTCTTTATTATTTTTATTTGTTTTAAAAAAAAATAAAGAAGGATTTATTACTCAAAAACAAGATATTTCTATATACACAGAGAATGATATTTTTGATGATTTTTATTCAAAATTGTATGATAAACTATTACTTGATGAACCTAAATTAAATTTTGAAATTAATTATATTTTTCAAAATCAAGCTCAAGAACAAAATAAACTTAAAACTTATAATGTTTTAGATATTGGTTGTGGAACAGGACATCATATTAATAAAATAACTAATTTAAATATAAAATGTATAGGAATAGATAATTCAAAATCAATGATTACTAAATCACAAAATCAATTTCCAAAATCAAAATTTAAATTAGCAAATGCAATGAATAGCCTTGAGTTTCCTGAAAGGAATTTTTCTCATATTTTATGTTTATATTTTACTATCTATTATTTTAAAGATAAGCGTCATTTTTTGGAAAACTGTTTTCATTGGTTAAAACCAAATGGAGTATTAATTTTACATATCGTAAATATAAAAAAATTTAATATAAGTCTTCCAAATTCTAAACCTTTCACTAAATCTCATAAAACATCAAATCAAAGATCAAATCAAAATGTAATTATGTTTGATAAGTTCAAATATCGTTCTAACTTTATAAGTGATACTAATATAAATTTTAATACATTGAGACTAGATGAACCAAATGTTATATTTAAAGAAATATTTAAATTTAAAGATACTAATAAAGTACGTATTAATGAACATAAATTATATATGTCTTCGCAGAATTCTATAATAAATAGTGCTTTAGAAGTTGGATTTATGTTAAAAACATATGTAGAAATAAAAGTAGATACATGTAACTATAATTATTTATATACACTTGAAAAACCTCAATAACTATTAATAAATATTATATAAATATATTAGACTGATTTATATTTTTATGATAGGGTAAACTATTTTTTATACACCATTGAATACATTTTTGTATATTATTTTTTTTAATAACTTCTAGTTTTTCAGACTTATTATTATCTAATAAATGCAGTGTATACAATATATTTTCTAATTGTTGCTGTCCTAATATTGCATTAATATCTTCTAATTTATTTATATATAAATAGGGAATGTTTATATTTAAAACGCGTACAATAGTTTTTTTAGTATCCATATAAAAAAATGTAATAAGTTTATTAATTAAGGCACTTGTATTATTTAGTTTAAATAATTTACATACTATATATTTTTCAGAATTGGCATTTCTACTTGTATTAGGTTTGATAATATAACATTTTTCATATAAAGAAGATAATATATATAGAATATCAATTGTTGCTTGCGTAAATATATCAAATACTTTTAAAATAAAAGTTCCACCTTGTTTTTGAAGTGCAATGGCATATATTACTTGTGCCAATATTAAATTAATTGATAATATTTCTTGTTTATTAAAATTACTTGAATAATCAAATCCTCCATCTGCTGTTATAAAATCAATACTATTTTTATAATTACTATAACAATAATAAAAATTTTTAATACTTAAAATATTCCCAGTATTATCCGCTCCTTTTATTATATTCACATTTTTATTAAGATCTAAAAACTCTTTGCTTTTTTTCCAACCAGGAATATTCTCATTTTTTTCATCTATTAATGTAATACCATAATATATATCATTTTCTTTATTTGAATTAACTCTTCTACAATAAATTAAAGCTTCAATAAACCCACCTGGTCCCTCTGCCAAATGAAAACTTTTAATTGATTCATTTGGAAATGTAATTCCTAATGTATTTATTATTTCAATTAATTTATAATATGAACGAGATAAAGGCTTTAATTTACACACAGAAATCTTATATTGTGGAATAATACTATGAATATATTCATATGTATTTGTATATTTTTTATATATATCCCACTCATCATTATAATCATCAATTTGTCCTTTCATAATATTTAAATAACTTGCCAACGATTTACTAATAATTACATTATTTTCTTCACTTTCAGCGTATATAATATTTATATTTTGCCCATTTGTTATATTTAATATATTTGGTAATATAAAATAACTCATAATAACTATAATAGTATAATATATTTATACTATTATATTTAGATTGTTTTAATCGTATAAATTAAATAGGAGCATTGATATAATATTATATATTGTTATATTATATTGTTTATATAATAATTATGATAATTATTAAAAAAAAATATTCAAAAAAATATTCAAAAAAATATTCAAAAAAACAGCAAATAAAAGGCGGAGCTGGTACAAATGATCCAGTTGTTGCTTTTAACATAATAAAAAAAGCTGGAATAGACGTTGCAAATGAAATAGATATTAAAGCAATTGTAAAAGACACATTTACTTTATTATATGATATATTAACAGGAGGTGAAAAAACAGAAAAAGAGTTTACAAGAAGAGTATTAGAACAATTATATAATTTTACTGGAGGAAATAACTGTGCGATAAAAAAAGAATTATGCACTAATCCTGAATTACTTAATCAAATTAAACTTATTTATGATAAAATATATACAACACTAGAAAATGGTGTATTTTCTTACGCAACAAATGCAATTGCGGTAGTTCCTGTATATGGACCTGCTGCTGTTGCAGTTATAAACGGATTAAAAATTGGTTATACTACTAAAAGAGATGTTGTTGATAAGTTTCGTAAAGCAGTAAAACTAGTAGATAAAATTAAAACAGCAACAGAATCAGTTGCCTCAGCTAAACTTCCTGAAATTAAAAAAGGAGGAACCAGAAAACATAAAGTACAAAAAAAATTAACAACAAAACAAATTAAACATATTGCCAACACTTATTTACAATTTTTAAATCTAATTCTATATGTTAAAAAAAAATATAAAGTTAATAAAAAACTAACAAGAAAACACAAAAACAAAAAATCATTAATCAATAAGTTATAGTTCGTTTTAGTTTATTTTTTTGTTAATAATTTTAATGGTTTTTTAATTTTAATAGTTTGTTCAACCGGCACTTCGGCAACCGGCACTTCGGCAACCGGCTCTTCGGCAACCGGCACTTCGGCAACCGGCTCTTCTGCAACTTGGATATCAAGAGCAGAGACTGGAGCGGATGACTCGTCCATTAGTGGTGGTGGTTCATTAAATTTTGATAATATTTGAACTTCTTGTTGAAACTCAGTATCTTGTTGTTTAGAATTAGATAATGATAAATTAATATCATTAATTTCTACATTTCTAACTTTTTTGTAAATAAAATAATTATTTAAAAATGAAATTTCTTTTTCTGACTTTAACATTTGTTGCGCTTCGCCAATATTAGAAAGACTTATTTTTTTAGATTTAATATTTGTAAGCATTTCATCATATAATACTTCAAAAGAATCTACGCTTTTACTAAATCCTATTTTTTTTAATTCCTCGCTTGTTAATGGAACAAATCCATAATTTTCTAATCGCATTGTTAAATACTCAAAATTTACTAAATATTCACGAATATTCTTATTAATAGAAGATTGATAAATATCTATTGCATATCCTAAAGAACTAATATCATCATTAAATACAGTATTTGTATATTGTTTTGTTATTTCTAATAATTTGTATTTTTGTTCTTCATTTAAATACGTATAAATTTCTTTTTCTTTTAAGCCATTTAATAATTTAAATATTTTTTTACCATTAAAACAAGTTCCAATAAAATAACCGTTTAATTTTGTACATTGTGAAATATTGATTAAGAAATTGTTTAATGTGTCTATATTTTCAAACATATAATGAAGCGCAAATTGAATTGAACTAATATTAAATCCTTCGTTTGCAACTCCAAAAGATTTAATAACTCCTTTAGGTAATCCTTCTTTTTTTCCAATTCCAAAAACGGCTTGTGCTATTATTTTATCTTGTTCTGTATTAAATGCTGATGTGTCTTTTATATTTTTATTACTATTTCCATGAACAAATAATGCTTCTGGCACTCCTATAAACTTTTGTTTATAGTTTAAATAACGACTACATACACCACTCATCGGATTCAAAATGTTATCTCTAGAATAATCAATTCCAAACACAAAAGATAGTTTTGCAGCATTCCATTTTGGAATATCGCCACCTCGGCCAACTGCATAATCAATTAATGTATCACCTATCTTAGAGATTGAATTAATTAAACGATTTTTAACAACCAAATTGTGAAAGTCGCGCAGTCCTTTTGCCTTCTTTTCTCCCTTTTCTTCTGGTGACTCATTATAATAAATATCTTCGTCATAAACTTCTGGAATATTAGTTCCGGTTGTTATCATAGAAACAGTTATAGGATTATGAATACTAAACCAATTATCTTGGGCAGTATGATAAGCATTGCCATAAGTTTTAAAACCAGCTCTATATTCAGCTGATTTATCATATCTAATTCTTAGTGGAATCCATTTCCAACCAGTTTCTTGTGTCATGTCATACCTACATTCAACAATAGTATTATCTTCAATTACTTCATTTTCTTCAGTAAACATTTGTTTTTCATTCATTGCATCTAATTTTAATTCTATATTTGTTAGTCCTGCGTTAGGGTCATATGGATTAGATGGAATAAATTGCACTGGTTTAAATGATTCATTATTATCAGTATTTGATAATAGTGGTATATTATCATCTATTATATATTGATAAGGATTCGCATATCCATGTTTTCTAACATCATACCCAACGCGTAATATAAGTGTTTTATATTGAATTATTTGGTCTAATTTTTGAACGTCTGTTCCAGTGTCATATTTATTACCTATAAAATCTGTTTTATTCGCAGTTTTCTTTGTTGTAACTAAAAAGTCAATTGTATTAAACTCTACGGGTTTCCATTTAAATGATAATTCCCAAGTATGTTTATATGATTTTATTTTTTTATTAGTTTCACTTAATCCTACTCCATAATTTATTGGTGTAAAAATTAAACCATCGGTATTGTATTCATAATTATCTGCGGCAATATTTTTTTGTATAGTCTCACAAGCTTTAAAGATAGATGTTTCTTCTGTTATATCATAAAATGTTTTCATTTGAATTCTAAGAGGAGATGGCTGTTCGCTGTTTATCATTGTAGTATTTAAACTTTTAAGAGTGTTTTCTAAAAGTTCCCATCGGTATTTGATTTCTTTAGATTTTGTTTTTTTACCTTTAAACTCTAACCCACGAATATCAATCCCGCTCAAAAAATATATATCAAATGCTGCATAGATATTACTAAAAGAACCATTTTTATTATGTTTAATATGTTCTCCATCTAATAAAGTATTAAATCTTTCTTCGCTATTAGTAACGGCACCACTAAACTCTATTGCACACTGTGTATTGATTAAATAAATCTTTCCATTATTATTAATATATAATAATTTTCTCTCTCCGTCTGCCTTATCTGTAACACAATAATTTTGTCTAATATTAATTGCATTTGAATTTGTAGTATGTTCTGTAATATTAGATATTTGTAAAGTAACAGAAGAGGGCCCAATAAAATTTGTTGGTATAATTTCATTTCCAATAACACCGATTAATTCAAGATATTTTTTCCCAACATTTTTCAATTCATTATAGGATACCGGAAAATTTGTATTTTGCAGACCACATAAAATATATTTACTAATTTTGAAAATTACACTACTTAATTGATCTAGTTGTTGCATAGTATTACTAATTTCAATCTCTATTTCATATTTTTGCGCACTTTTAAATATGTTACTATCTCTAACATTAGTATTATAGGCATCTCTAACAATACTTAAATCTATTTTCACAGGATAGTCAGGATGTATTAATGTATAACGATTAATCAATCTAAAATTTTTTTTACTAATCATCCAATTTGATTTTAAAGCATTAATTGTTTCGTCTTTTTCGTCTAAATTTGTTTCTTTTGAATAAGAGATTCTAAAATTAAAATCATCATAATTCACAATTGCCGGTTTATCATTTATCAGATATTGTGTTTTTTTTATATATTTTGTATCATCAGGTAATTGATTTGTATTACAAAACTTTTGTATATTTATTGCATTAGTTATATTCATGCGAATATTATCTACAGAAATATTTAAATATGTCACGCCACTATTTTCAAAACTAAAATTTTTAGATAATAAATATTGTATTGTATAATCAAATCTATTTTTTGTTATCTTTTCAGTATTTTTATTACCAAACCTAACTTCTAACTCGGCATTAGTATTAACCCCTAATTGGTCTTTTGTGTCTAAAAAAGTTTTTAATAATAACTCAGTGGTTATTTCTTTTTCTATTGATTCGGCTGTTTGTTCTTTTAATGATTTAGTAGTTTTAATTGTTTTAATTGCCTTTGTGGCTTTTATTGCGTTTGTTGCTTTTGTTTTAGAAAAACTCATTTATATATATATTTTATATATATTTATAAATCAATTTTAATTATAATATTTAATTATAATATTTAATTATAATTTAGTTAAAATTTGTTGATAAATATCTGCTTTAATTACTTTAGAGTTAGAAAATGTTAGATTTAATTTTTTTGCAATTGCCAATAACTCATCTTTACTGTAATTTGTTATGCTTTTAATTGGTTTTTTAAAATTATCTACTTCATAATAATTTTCTTTATAAAATAATATAGGTTCATCTACTATTGTAATATTATTATTCACATTCTTTATAATATATTGTTTTCCATCTCCACAACAATTAAATTCATAATATTTATTATCCCATACATAAAATATATTTAAATTAAATAATAACGCCAATGCAAAAAAAGCAGTAAGATTAATTGTTTTTTCATTTAACAATTGATTTTCTACTTCACTTAAAGATAATTTATATATTTTTAATTTTGATTTAATTTTTCTTAAATCTTCAATACATTTAATTTTAAACTCTTTTTCTAGGACAAATCCATTCGCTTTTTCATCTAATTCACTGTCATCAGTTTCATTGACAATTTTATAAATAGTCCAAAATAATAAATCATTTATTTTATTTTTATTTTTATTATTATGATGATGATTATTATTATTTTTAACTTGTAAGTTAGTTTCTACTTTATTATTTTTTAGATTAGTTGTCATATGATTTATCATATTTTCACGAGTTAACATGTATAGTTCATTTAATATACTCATTCTTCTTTCTTTATAAATTATAACTTAGTATTTAAATAATTTTAACAAATTAGTTAATTATAATCTTTTTTTTTCTTTTTTATAATGTATATATATATATACAAAAATGGAAAGTGCAATTGCGATGATTTTACATGCTGTAATTATAGGTATAGTGTTGTATCTTATTATGTTTTATGCTCTACGTCAAACTCAAGTTAAAGCTGAAACCAGAAGTGCTTTATTGGCTGCTTTAGCATTAGTATATATGCTTTTATTTGGACATAAACTACCAACTTCATTAAATAGAAATTTGTTTTAATGAATCAATTAATTAAATCAATAGCATATAATATAATTCTTTCTTGATTTGTTAATCTTTGAAATAGTAAGCATTCATCAAGTTTAATTTGAAAAAAAACATTGTTTTTATTCTTCATAAGTAATGAAATAGAATCATTTATTTTAATTTCACATAAAATTCCACCATTTGTAAGTTTTATATAGTCTGGGTTTGTTATATTAATCCAACGAATATATCTTCCTTCTATTAATTGTGGATATTCATCAATATATTGATAGTCTTTTAATTTTTTTAATAATTCATTTGTATTTTTTTTTGATAACTTTAATTCATTTATAATTAATTCTTTTTCTTTATTTATAGTGTCAAAAGTTAGCGCTGATATATTTTTATTATTCTTATTATTTAATGACGTTTCAAGCAATGGAATAATAATATTATTATGATTAGACATTAACTATACTGTATACTATACTATTTATATATAATTTTATATAAACTATATAAAAATTGAAATATTATAATATAATAATAAAATAATAATAACATTATAGTATAAATAATGAAACGGATAAAGTCAGCACCTGCAAATATTGCTGAAATGGTTAATCGAAAAAAACTTGTTAGTGAAAATCCTACAAGTAAATTACCTATAATTACTGCAGCGCAAGAAAAACAACATGTTAAACTAAACCGCACATTTATTACACCTATAAAAAATAAGATAGTATATTCAAAAACTCAAAAAAATATAGAAAAAACAGTAAATAATGTTATGCTAGATTATTTAGATGCCAGTAAGCAACAGTTTAATGCCAATGATGAAGAAGTTGTTATAATTAGCATTTTATATTATTATATATGCGAAAAAGTATTTACAAAAAAAAATATAAATGAATTTATGCTATTTTTAGTGCAAACTATTATAAAATATTTATTTACTCATAAATTGCACGAATTCATTATTACTAGTAATAATGAATTGATAACACATAATATTGCTCTTTTATTACAATAAGGGGCAGAGCCTCCTTAGACTCATGTTTAAGGGCGGGAGCCCTTAAGGGTGCCCTTTAATTAGTACATACTCCTTACTTTTTTTCTTATTTTTACATAAATATAAACAACTCATTCCACCAGTACAACTTATTAAAAATAATAATACTAAGTAATTAAAATATATATTATTTAACATAGTAACTATGTAATTAAGGGTATCTTGATCTATAAATATTTTATCATCAAAAATTTTAATATATACATTTGTTGCTGCTTCCTCTCTATAAAAAAAATCGCTCATATAAATATATATAAATATATATAAATATATATAAATATATATATTTATATATATTTAGTAAATGTTATTATATATTTATATTATATAAATGAAAAATTTAATTTATAAGAGCGGCGTATGGTCTATAATAATACAAATAATAACTTTTTTTATTGGGTTATATGCTTTACTTATTAAAACTCCTTTTTCATTAACTGTTATAAAGCAACTTTTATGGCTTGAAACAGTTGCTCAAATAATTGAATTTGTTTTTTATGTCTGGATGGTAAAAAACTTTTCACAAATAAAAAACATAACAATATACAGATATTATGATTGGATATTAAGCACTCCATTAATGTTATATGTTTATATGATGTATTTGGATTTTATGAAAAATAAAGAAAAAACAAATGGAATTCAGAAAAACTTATATGATCTAACAAAAGACAATTTAACTACAATATTTATTGTGTTATTATTGAATGCATTAATGTTAATGTTTGGTTATTTAGCAGAAATTAAAAAAATGTCTTTTAATCTTGCTGCCATTTTAGGGTTTATTCCATTTTTTATAATGTTTTATATAATTTATGTAAATTATGCACAATATACTAGACTTGGAGCAAATACTTTTTGGTATTTCTCAGGAATTTGGGGTTTATATGGTATTGCCTCCGTAATGTCTTATAAAGTTAAAAATATAAGTTATAATATTTTAGATTTATTCGCAAAGAACTTTTTCGGACTCTATTTAGCATATTTGTTATTTAATAGTGCATAAATATATAAAGAAATATAAACATTATAATGTATATAGCACTATACATTATAATTTATGAAATTAGTTATAGATAATAGAGAACCTACTGAATTAATAACTGCTTTACAAAGTAGAATTGATAATATTTCATTAGAAAACTTAGAGCTTGGTGATATTATTATTAAAAATGACAACAATGAAGTTGTATTACTTTTTGAACGAAAATCATTAGCTGATTTAATTTCAAGCATTAAAGATGGGAGATATAAAGAACAATCCTTTAGATTATCTCATAGTGAATTAGATAATAAATATATTTATTATATAATTGAAGGAAACATAATAAGTTTTTTGAATAAAGAACAAGAATCAACCAAAAAAATGTTATTTTCATCTATTTTATCATTGTCATACAAAAAAGGATTTTCAATCCTTCGTACAACTGGATTACCAGAAACGGCAGAATTTATTATTCGTTTTTATGAAAAAATTAAAATAGAAGAAAGTGAGAAACTAGAACCACAAACATCAGCAACTGCTTCTACTTATAGTAATGTAATTAAGACTTCTAAAAAATCTAATATAACAACAAATAATATTAATGAAATAATGTTAACACAAATACCAGGCGTAAGCATACATGTTGCAAAAACGCTTATGCTTAAATTTAAAACAATTAAAGACCTTACAAATGCGTTATGCGAAGATAACAAGTGTTTAAGCTCTATTATTATTGATTATGAAGGAGGAAAAAGAAAAATAAGTAAAAACGTAGTTGAAACTTTGATAAAATTTTTAGTAGTATAAATAATAAATAATAATATTTATTATTAATAATGTTTAAACAAATGTTTTTGTTTTTGTTTTTATTTTTATTTGAAAGTAAAATTGGGTTCTCTCAACCATTAATACATAAAAAAGTGATTGTTAATTTACATTTAGAAAAATTTAATAAATATTACAATTTATATCATATTGGAATCAGTTTTAAAAATGAGAATGAAAATAAAATTATTAGATATGATTACCGACCTTTTTGTGAAGAAAAATCATTAAATACAAATCAATTAATAATTATTGATAAATTTTATAAATTATTATTATCAAAAACTATAGAAAATATAACAATTTTTTGGGGTGAAACAAATAAAACATTAGAAGAGATAGAAGTTTTTGAAAAAACATTACAAAAAAAATATATTTTAGGAATTCATGATTGTCGTCATTATGTTAATAGTTTCTCATTATGGACTTTAAATAAAAAAACGCCAATATGGAAGTTACATAAATTTTATAAAAAATATATTTAGTAAATAATATTAAAATAATATTAAAATAATATTTTAATATTATTTTATTTTAATATTAAAATGTTGAACGAGTTGAATGAGTTGAACATCCCTAATATAAAAATATCAAATACAGATTTAGAAGTTCTTGAAAAAAATACATTATTCTTTCCAGAAGCTTTATTTAAAAAAATTAATCAACATCAAGGATTAAATAACAATTTAAATAATTCAAATAATTCAAATAATTCAAATAATCTAAATAATTTAAACAATTTAAACAATTCAAATAATAAACCTAAACAATATGCAATCAGACCTCTAAATACTCGCCCATTTTCATATGCAATGAAATTTACATAGATAATTAGACTTTAACTCCCGATTTGGCAAAATGAGGGCTCATATATCTCTGAAGATTAAAATACGTAAGCACCTCATCTTCTTTTACTTTTAGTAGGGCAGAAAGCGGTTCATCAGGATTAATCTGGCGGCCATTTGTTTTATCCTGAAGACTATGAGCACGAATATATGTGTTAATCTCACGTGTTACTTCGGTGCGAGCCATTTCCGAGCCTAATGGCTTTTTAAGAAAATTGGCAAGCTCATCCGAAATTAAAGTTGGTTTTACAAAACCACTAGGCGAACGATTGCCTGACTTACGCTTCTTTTTGGCATTAACTTTTTGGGCAAGTTTTAGTTCGCGAATTGATCTTTTCTCAAGTGTTCTAAACTCGCTCTTTAGAGTATTAATTAGTGCGGTAAGACCTTGAAGCTTGTGAAAGAAATTAGTAAAGTTCTCACTAACCTGAACATCACATGTAGGTAGTTCAACAACACCAGCGGCAGAGTCAACTACACAATTAACTACTTCATCTGAAATCATTGGCTCTGCTGGTTTTGTAATTACAACTGCATCTTTTACCTTTTTAGGCTTACGGGTGCTCTGTTTATCAGCAATAACAGGAACATCAGGAACAACAGGAACAACAGGAATATCAGGAACAACAGCCTTAGTAGGCTTTGTAGGCTTTGGATTCACTGCGGGCTTGGGGGTTGGGTTTGCTTTTGGCATTATACTTTATTTTAATAATTCGTTTTTAAGTATTTTAAATGATAAATTAATATTAATAATATTATTAATATTATTAATGTTAATAATGTTAAATATATTAAAAATAATATATTTTTAAACGCATAAATTATATAACAGAACTATAGAACCATGGCATTGCTTCCGCGGCTTCTGAGCTTACTAATGTTAAAGCACATAAAATATATGATACTCCCATACTGCAAAACTCAGGAGTAATACCTTTTGTAATAAAATCAGAAATGATTAATAATACATTTTTTTGCAATTCATAAAAATTATTATTACATAAAACTCTAAGATTATATCTAAATGGATTCCCACTTGGAAAACAGATTTTACATTTAGTATACAAAGTTAATTCTGCTCTATATTCCCATATATCAATTAAATCTCTAACAAAACGAATTAATGCTGTCTTATCTAAACTTAAAAACCAAGAATAATGTGAATAATGTCCAAATTCATTAATTGTTTGAAATAATTCTAAGCTAGTATTTTCATTTTGTTTCTTTAAAGACAACTGAATATCATCAGGATTGTTTTTAAGATTTAAATTAATTGTAATTCCTAATATATTACTTAATTTAATTAATGAAATGATTGAATCATATACATTATTATTTATTTTCTCTCGCGTATAAGGATTCAAAATATCTTTTGAATTATTTTTTATAAATAAATTATATATAGAAATTATATTGAAACCCCATATATTATTATTTTCTTCAAACGCAAAAAAATGAGAGTTCGGTATTTCAGATAACTCTTCTAATGTAAAAAAATCAGTGTCGTTTTTACATTTTTTTTTATAGTTTATTTGTTGTTTTAACCTTTTTACATATTTACTTACTAAATATTTTTTGGCATTTTTTTGTATTGTAAGAATACAAGCGGCTTCACGTAAATAATTATAGATTCGTTGTATCAATTCTATTTTATTTCCTGTTTTTTTTAATTTAAATTCTTTACAAATAAACTTTAAATATGGTACAGTATATTTTTTTTTATAAAAATGATTATATTCCTCTTTTTTTGGAATCTCATAATCAACTCGTACATTAGTAACAATTTTACTACTTATACTACTTATACTAGTTATACTAGTTATTTTTTTATTATTCTCTTGTAAATAATCAATATTTTCCATTATTATAAAATAGAAAAATATATTTATATATTTTATAAAATATATAAATATGAAAATATTTAAATATCAAAAATATAAATTTTATTCAATAAATATAAACCCTTCTGGTGTCATTATTTCTTTAATTTTATCATGATTAATTGTTTTATTAAATTCACTAATATCTACTTTAAGTTTATTTGACGAAACTTGATACATAAAATAAGCATTATATAATTCTTTAAAATCAATTGTTTTGTCAATATTATGATTATTATATAACCACATATAAAACTCTTGTGGATCATTAGATTCTTTATATTCTTTGTAATATTTTAATACAGTATAAAAATTAAAAGTATTATTTGTTATATAATCGCTTCCTGAGATAACACAAATCTCTTTAAACTCTTTAAAATTCAAATTTAACTCTTCTAATATCTTATCTAAATAATAAATAATAACAGTTGAATTAGTTAAACTCAAATATCGTAAAACCCGAGGACATCCATATAAAAATAAATCCATATCTTCGCTTAAACAGGCATATGCTATTTTAGAAATTACTAGTTTGGCACACAATTCATCGGCTTCACCGAATGCATTAATATAATATACTCCAAACGCATCAATTAATTCTTGTACTTTTTTAATATCTGTTTTTTTTAATTTAATACACTTTTTTTTAAGACTGTTAATTGTTTCATTTAAATTATTTTGTTCAGAGATGCTTGTTGTATTAATTAACTGTTTTTGTAATTCTTCGCATTTTTGTTTGGCAATTAATTTGTCATTTTGTCTTTTTTTAAGAATAGTTTCTTTTTCTTTTGGCGGAATACCATCAAACACAAAGATTGGAATAATGTTATATTGTTTAAATAATGTAATCATTAAATAAATACTTTCTAATAAACTATTATTTGAAATAAATTTATATAAATAAATACTTGTATCAATCGCAATAACTTTATTAGAGAGTTCAGCAAATCTAAGTTTTGTAATAGAATCAGAGGTTGTATTCTTTTTTATATAAGTATTTAAATATTGAATGCCCATATTATGGTGGTTTGTTTTTATACTATATTATAAATGATATTTTTCAATTTTAATTTGTATTTTGTAATTTGTAATATATTATAAAATATAGTAATTTATAATACTAATATGTCTGAATCAATAACTGATAATATTCCTGATATAGATGAACCAATTAAATTATACGAATATATAACTAGCAAATTAAAACCAAATATTGAAAAAAAAACACAATATGGAGAAGTATTAACTCCTTTGTCTACTGTCTCAGATATGCTTACTAGTTTAGATGATGCATATAAAAAAGAAGAAACCATAAGTATATTTTCAAATCCAAACTTAAAATGGTTTGACCCAGCACTAGGAATTGGTAATTTTTTAATTGTTCTTTACTATAAATTAATGGATGGATTAAAATCAGTAATAATTAATAGCGAACAAAGAAAAAAACATATACTAGAAAACATGTTATATTCATCTGAAATACTTGCTTCTAACATTTTACTTTATAAAAAAATATTTAATTTCACAAAATACAAGTTGAATATACATGAAGGAGATACTCTAAAAATAGATATATCCGAAACATTTAGAATAAAATATTTTGATGTAGTTTTAGGAAATCCACCATATAATATTGATGGCATTAAACATAAAGGACAAAAAAATATTTATGTATTTTTTGATATGATGGCTCTCAATAAATGGATCAAACCAAATGGTTATTTACTTTTTATACATCCACCAGTATATAGAATACCTAATCATAAAATACAACATACAAAAATAAATTTAAATGAAATTATTACCCAAAAAAAAATAGAGACTATTATAATGTATAACATTTCAACTATGTATAGATTAATGAATGTTATGATAAATGCAGATATTATCATAATAAAAAATACAAAGAATGATTTGTTAAGTAAAACTAAAATAATAGATATTAATGGTGATTGTTATTACAAGTCAATTAAACCAAATGATTTTATAGTTAATTTTGGAATTAATTTAATGGAAAAAATAAAAAATAAATGTACTAATGGAACGGTTGACTTAATTTTAAATAGTGAAATGCATGCTCAGAATATTATATTAGATGAAAACAATAGTCATTTGTATAAAAATATTCATGGAATAACAAAAAAAGGGATTAAGATAGTAATGTCTAATAAAAAACATACATATTATCACACTCCTAAATTGATAATAAATGGAATTGGTAGTTATAATTATGTCTTTCATGATATCAAGGGAGAATATGGATTAACACAGTCGCCTGTTGCTATTATAAATCCTGAAGGCAACACTATTAAATTAATTCAATCGCCGTTATTTCATTATATTGCTGACTCAACTAAAGTTATCGGCAATAATTTTAATATAAAAATATCTATGTTTTTGCCTTTAATTCATTCTTCATTTAAAATAGAAACCAATTCGGATTTATATAACTTTTTTGATTTTAATGATGCCGAAATTAAAATGATTAATAAATACTCAATACCAGCATACAAAGTTCAAGAACTAGTTAAAAACAATATCAAGGATTAAAATCATTCAAAGTCATTCTTAAAGAGCGTGTCTTTTTTTTATTATATAAACATTTTATTAATAGATTATAGTTTTTATTTTTTAAACTACTGAGAATAAGTTGTGTATATTTATTAGCATTATTGCTTGTTTTGTTAAAATAAAACAAATGTTTATTATTTAAATCACACCATTTTATAAAATTTGCATAATTATGCATTAATCCAGATGTTAATATATAATATACAAACGCATTTGTATTTTCTTTATAATGTTTAACATTATTTATTCTATGTTGTATTTTAATTGTTTGCTCTAGAGAGAAACATATCTCTTTGACAATTATTTTTTTAAAGTTAATTGCAAATTCATTACTATTTAAAGAATTAAAATAAGAGTTAATAAAAATTAATAATAGTCTGCCCCAAATTTCCGCATAACATTCATTCACATTAAATTTTATAGTTAAATTAAATTGTTTTTGTAGCATTTTATTTATTTGTGGTATTTCTAATAACGCAAAATCTAAATTTAAATTATGGAATAATTCATGGATTAATACTTTTGCCCATTCTTCTTTTCTATATATAACTAAATTAGTTTTACTATTACATCCTACCTGTGAATATCCTGTATTCACCTGATCTTTATCTAATATAATATGTGAGTGTTTGGGATTTATTTTTAAATAAGGAGTCAAATAAATTTGTATAGTTATAAAGTTAGAACAATTGTTTTTAAACTGAATTGTTAAAATATATATAATTAAAAAAACATATTTACTATAACTATAAATATTTATAGATTCATTATCATAACAAATAAAATATAATTCTATATGTTTTGAATTAATAATTCCAGTTACTTTATAGCTTATATTTTTAGTTTTTTCAATATAATTTATTATATTCACTGGAACATAGAGAGAACTTGGCAAAGTTAAACTACCGCATCTACTAATATCTATTTTGATTTTTTTAACAACATTATTTGCAGTTTTAATTAATTTATAAAAATAATCTAAATAAATTGCATCAATTTCAGTATTTTTATATAATGTTTCACAATGATTCATTATACTAATTATATATATTCATATATTATAATATATATGAATATATGAATATAATTATTTATCTATTTTTTAATTAAGTCTTGTATATCCATATGTTTAAACAAACATTTATTAGTAATTTCAGAATTATTTTCTTTTTTTATACTAATAATTTTTTCTATATGACAACATATAGTGTTATAAATTGTTAAATCATTTTTTTTAATAACAGCAAAAGAGTTTGTAATTAATATATATAAAATTTCACTAATTTCATCTAGTTCATTTTTTTTATTTTTTTCTTCTATATAATTATAGACTATTTCATATATTTTAATTATTATATTACTAATAACAGTATAACTAATGATATTTTGTTTCATTAAGTTTGTAAAAAAACAAAACTCTGCTCTTAATGCTTCATTTAATTTATTATTATCACAAAATTTATCATAATCATTATTAGGATCAACATAGACAATTCTTTTTATTTTTAATTTAATTACTTCATCATTTATATTATAATTTAAAATTTCTTCAAATTTAGAATATTTTTCTATCATAGTTTTATATAATTGTGCTGAAATATTAGAATATAATAAATTAGATGATAAATTATCATAACAAAAGTTACAATAAATTGTTATTTCATTATCTGTATTATTTTTAACTACAAAATCTATTTGGTCTATAATAGTATTAACATGCTTATTATAATTTTTATCAGTTAACATATTAAATAATTTTCTAATTTGATATAAATGCACGTCAATTCCTTCTTTTTTAATAAATTCTGTTGCTTTAAAATTATTTAGATTATTTAGATTATTTAGATTATTTTTTTTTATATTAGTTGAATAATTGTTTTCACTTTGTTTTATATTTAACTCTTTTTCTAATAATTTAATCTTTAAATCTGTCTCTGGAAATAATTTTTCAATTGTATATTTTTTTATATAATTTTCAAAATCGTTTAAAGTATATCGCATTCTATAAATATATGTTTAAATATATTTATATATTTATATATTAAAATATATTTATATATTTTAATATTTTTAATATATTTTTAATATATTTTTAATATATATAATGAGTAATCATTCGTGTGTTGGTAAATTAGTTGTAGGAAATAGCTCTCCAATCGCCGATTTAGTAGGCAGTTTAATTATAACATTGCTGGCAATATTAATATTATTGCTTATTGGCGAGTTTCTTTGGAATAATGTTTTAGTAAAAGTAACTACTATTTTTAAACCAGTTACAAGTGTTTGGCAAATCTTAGGTTTATTAATTTTAGTAAAATTATTTTGGTGTTAGACCTTTAGCTCTTTTAAATTATTAAATATCTTTAATATAATAATTTAAACACAATTTAAATATAATATAAGTATTACTATTATGTCTGAAAATGATGAAGCCGTTAATTATACTATTAACTCTTGGGAGGATTTATCAATAAATCCTTTATTATTAAGAGGTATTTATGCGTATGGGTTTGAGTCTCCTAGTCCAATTCAAAAAAAATCTATTTTACCTATATTAAAAGGTAAAGATGTTATAGCACAAGCACAATCTGGAACAGGTAAAACAGCTTGTTTTGCAATATCAAGCATAGAGCTGGTAGATACAACTATACAAAGTACGCAAGCAATTATTATGTCTCCAACGAGAGAATTATCATCCCAAATTAAAAATGTAGTTGATGCATTAGCCATTAATATTAGTGATTTTAAAAGTCAATTACTGGTTGGAGGAACTTATACTGAAAATGATATAAATACGTTAAAACAAGATTCGCCTCATATAATTATTGGTTGTCCTGGAAGAATATATGATATTTTACGGCGTAAACATATTAATCTAGAATCAATTAAATTATTAATTTTAGATGAAGCGGATGAAATGTTATCTAGTGGATTTAAGGACCAAGTCTATAACATTTTTGATTTATTACCTAAAAATATACAAAAAGCATTATTTAGTGCTTCTATGCCGACTGCAATAAATGAATTAACTAGCAAGTTTGTTACTAATCCAATTAAAATTATTGTAAAATCAGAACAATTAACATTAGAAGGAATTAAACAATATTTTGTAAATTTAGAAAATGATGCGATGAAATATGAAACATTAAAAGATTTATTTAGCACATTTTCGGTGGCGCAATGTATTATTTATTGTAATAGCGTTACCAGAGTAAGTGATTTATATGAGGCAATGAATAGTGATGGTTATCCTGTATGTTTAATTCATAGTAATTTAGATAAATCAACAAGACAAACAAATTATGATGACTTTAGACGTGGTAAGTTTCGTGTATTAATTTCATCAAATGTTACAGCACGAGGAATTGACATTCAACAAGTAAGTACAGTTATAAATTTTGATATTCCAAAATGTGTCCATTCATATTTACATCGTATTGGGCGAAGCGGAAGATGGGGTAGAAAAGGGGTTGCCATTAATTTTATAACAAGACGTGATTATAAGCAGTTAAAAGATATTGAACAATTTTATCAAACAAATATTATGGAATTACCAGAAGATTATAAATAAATAATTAATGCGGAATACTAAAAACATAATAATATATTTTTATAGTATTATGTTTTCGTTTTTATTAGACTATATTGAAAATAAAAAAAAACCAGAAAAATTAATTTATGAAAATGAAAAAGACATATTTCAATTACCAATTTACTATTTAGAAAATAAAGAAAAATTATTACACAATATTAAGACTGATTTAGAGTTATTAGATATATCAAATAATTCATTATATAATAATATATTATCAAGTGATGAAAGACCCTCTACAAAGTTAATAAACAAATGGGGTGAATATTATACAACAAATAAAAAGTTTTTGAAAGATAATCAATATTTTTTAAAAAATTATAAAAAAGAAGAAAAAAAACAAACTAAAGCAAGCGAGGATTATTATAATAATATTAAAAATTTAGAAAAAATTTTATTAGAATTAAAAAATGAAACTGGGTTTTATGAAAAATATCATTATATAGAAATAGATAAGTTTAAATGTTTTAATAAATCTGCTCTAGTATTACAAGGATTAACTTTATATAATTTAACATCTCCAGCTTTAAGTATATTAATACCCATAATAATGTTAATATTGCCTTTTTTTATTCTTAAAGCACAACAAGAATCAATTACAATTGATAAATATGTTGCGTCGCTTATTGTTATTTTTAAAAATCATATATTAGGACAAATGATTATAAAATTTAAGAAGGCAGATATGGGTCAAAAGTTATTTTTATTATTTTCATTTGGATTTTATTTTTTTAGTATTTATCAAAATATAAAGTCTTGTTACCAATTTTATAAAAGTATTTATAAAATTAAAAATTATTTAAAACAAATAATTTATTTTATAGACAATTCAATTAATAACATTGAAACAATTAATAAATATTCTAAAAAGTCATTTTCCAATTTTATAAATAAAAATAATACTATCAAAACAACATTAATTATATTTAAAACTGATTTGTTAAAAATAGATTTTACCAAATTCAAAATTACAGATTTTGCTAAAGTGGGTCAAATATTAAAATGTTTTTATGAGTTATATGAAAATGTAGACTATCAAAATGCTTTATATTATTCTATAGATTTACATTATTATTTATTAAATATAGAAAATATACAAAATCACATTAAAAATAAAAAATTAAATTTCTGTAAATTTACAAATAATAAAACTACTTTTATAAATGCGTTTTTTGCTGGATTAATAAAAGAATCTCCGGTAACTAATAATTGTTATTTAGATAAGAATATACTGATTACTGGACCTAATGCGGCCGGCAAAACTACAATATTAAAAACTACACTTTTTAATATAATATTATCTCAACAATTAGGATTAGGGTGTTATAAAAAAGCAACTATAAATGTATATAAATATATTAATTCTTATCTTAATATACCAGATACATCTCAAAGAGATAGTTTATTTCAAGCAGAAGCTCGTAGATGTAAAGAAATATTGGATTGCTTAATAAATAATAAAAATGGTAAAGATAGACATTTTTGTATATTTGATGAATTATATTCAGGTACTAATCCATCAGAGGCAATCGCAAGCGCTTACAGTTTTTTAAATTTTATTTCCAACTATACAAATTTAAATTTTTTATTAACAACTCACTATATTTCTTTATGTAATTTATTAGAGAAGAACAGTAATATAGTTAATAAACATATGGAAATTATTAATAATAAAAATACTTATAAATTAATTTCTGGAATATCAAATATTAAAGGCGGAATTAAAGTTTTAGAGGATTTAAATTACAATAAAACAATTATAGATGGCGCAAAAACAATAATTTGCGAGATTAATTTATAATTTATTTATTCGTTTAATTATAATTTAAAAAATATATATAAATGTTAATTAAATGAACATGAATGGATTAGGGCGTATTAGTTTTATAATATCTTTGTCATTGACTTTATTAATTTCTGGTGTTATATTATTTTATTGCGTTAATAGATTTAAACATCTAGAAACAAATATTATAGAACAAGGAAAAATATTACAATCTTTTATTATTACTGCAGAAAATCAAAAATGTAATTTGTATTCAAATATTGCTTTAGAATCAGCAAAACAACAAGTAAATAAGTTTTCTAATATCAATAAAATAGAAGTATCTGATGATGAATATGATGGTTGCTCTAATAAAAAAATGTCTAAAAAAAACGCCGATGCTGATGACGAGAATGACGACGATGACGACGATGATGACGACGATGAGGAGAATGATGATGACGACGACGATGAGGAGAATGATGATGACGACGACGATGAGGATGAAGACAATGAGGATGATGCCAGTATAAAAAAAAAGTCAAGCGATCATTTTAATGCTTTTAAAAATATTTTATGCGGACAATTAGAAAATTATGATAATACTTCTATTAAACCTATTAATATTGTTAAGAATAATAGAAATGAAATTATTGATGTTATCGCAATTACTGGAATTATTGATATGAGTGAAATGACTGAAATGACTGAAATGAATAATATACCCGATGTGATAGAAGTAACTGATCTAACTGATGTTACTGAGGTGACTAATGTTACTGAGGTGACTGATGCTGCTGTAGTGACAAAAGTGGCTGCAACAACTGAAACACAAGTAAATAAAGCTAAAAAACTTAATTTTAATAGATTAAAACTTCAAGAACTTAAAGAGTTAGTTTTAGAAAAAAATCCAGACTTAAAAAATAATATAAGCAATATTAAAAAAGAAGAATTAATTAAAATATTAAATCAAAATTAATTATTTTATAATAATATATAATATGATTTCAAACATGAACATGAGACAGGCATTAATCAATCATAGTGACCATATTATTAGTAATAATCAAAATATTGCAATTGGTAATTGTAATTATATTGTTAAAATTACTAAATCAAGTGAATTAGAAACAAAACCATATTTATTAAATAATTTATATAATTATTTTAGATTAGAAAATAGTGATATAAAAAATAAATATTTAAGCGAGTATATGTATATGTCAACTGTTTATAATCCTTCTATAACTATTAAGTAATTTTATTTTTAATTTTATTTTTAATTTTATTTTTAATTTTATTTTTAATTTTATTTTTAATTTTATTTTTAATTTTATTTTTAATTTTATTTTTAATTTTTTTATATTGTTA